TTCATACAAATTCCTCCATTAAATGACCAGGAACTCTTAAAATATATGCAGCATTATCTTGAAATCCAAAAGTAAGTAGATAATCGTTTTGATATTTTGCCATTCCACAACAAAATTCAATTTGTCCCTCCAAGAATGAAAATGCAGGCGAAAACTTTTGAATATTCCAATTCTTATCCCAGTATGTAAACTTATGCCGATAAGTTGCATTCTTTCTTCCTGCTTCAGACTTGAACAAGTCAGTCTCGTGATTGATTGTTAAGTAACCATCTTTGTATGGTAAAACTTGAGAACCACCGCGAAGATCTTTTGGCGCTTCAATCCAATCTTTAAGAACTACAGTCTCTGTGCGATTTTCTTCTGGAATGAATTTAACAACTTGTGTTCCATTAGTCCATTTTACAAAATGAAATGGCATATTCAAAATCGGCATCCAGTTCTTGTTGCAATATTCTTGATCTGGTGGTGGTCCAGGAATACGAAATCTTGAAACTTCTTTGACTGAATTTTCTCCAAACTCAAGTTCAGAAAGTTCCATTCTTCCTGTACCAATCGTATCCAAATCTCTTCTTACTCCAGTAAGATAGAATTTATCGTTCCACTTAATTAACCTTGCATCCTCCAGTCCTACAAATTCCCATAATGGTTTCTGATCAAAAGCAGAAGTATCTACTTTTGACCAATATGAAATGTCTAAATTTTCATTCAACTCACATATAAAATTTGTGGTTGTGAGCGTAATATCATTCTCTGGATTGAGATAAACTAATGGACCGTATTGATGTTCGTATTTGTTTAACTCTGAATGATACAGTGTATATTGAATATGTCGAACATTGACTAATATCTTTCCGTTGTCTATGAAAACCGATGGATTGCAAAGACCTGTACCATTCGTGTGTTCTGCAGGAATAAGTAAAGGTTTGATTGTACCACCATTTTCAAGAGTAAATTTTACAAAATTCATAAAACCATAATGAATTCTTGAGAGTATTTATTATTTGTTTCAAAGTCAGATTGAAGTAGGCAGCAAACTCATATCAGGTCTTCACTGATCTGTCTAGCACTAGGTAATATTGGCCACTGGATATCAAAAGGATTCAACTGAGTATCTGGTAGGTCTCTAAGTTCTTGACGATATAATGCCCATTGTTCTTTATTTTCAAGTCCCAAATCATAATCACTGATTTGAGTCCAATCACTGTCTTTAAGTAATTGATTTCTTTGTTCTCTTACCTTGCTCCACTGATCTTCAAGTTCTTGAGTATTATAAGGTCTTACAATAAATTCTGTTCCAGTCCATTCAACAGTTTCTGTTTTTGAATCATATGTTGGATATTCATAAGGACCAGTATATCCTGCAGCAGAAATCTCATCAGCAGTAAATGTTGATGGATCAGTTCTTGTGAATCCATCTGAGAATTTAAGTCTAAATGGAATTGGTTCTGGTTTTGAACCTTTGAATGAGTAAAGAGTCATAAGAATTGTAATGAATATTGATTTATGAAAGGTGTAATATCATTTACAATAAACATTCTGTCTTGATTATTGGATAACGCAATTCCGAATGCACTAGAAGGTTGTGTTGGATTTCCAAAAATTACAATATAATTTGAAGATAGAGATGCTGTAGATAAATCAAAAGGAGTTGAAAGTTTAACTTGAAAAACTCTTCTATTCGATCCAATTTGATTAACATAGATTGTTTTCCCATCTGGATTAATGTAAATTCCAGATATTGATAATCCTAATACTCCAGTATAAGATTGAACGGTATTGTAGATATTAATATCTCCAGGATTTAAAGTATTTGGAGATGAAAGTGTAATTCTTCTTATAGTGCTACTAGAATTTCCACAAAAAAATAAATAATTGCCGTCTGGAGAAACACTCAATCCTCTTGGAGTAAGTTCTAATTGATTGGATGGTGCTGCAAAATTACCACCTAACATTAATGCACCAGTTGCGGTGCTAATATCCCAAGGAGTACTTAATGAAAATTCTTTAATAGTGTCTGTTGTAATATCAGTAGCATACATTTCTGTTCCATCATCTTTAAAAAATATTCCAGTGGGATTTAGTGCAGGATACGAAAATGTTTTGATTCCAACAGAACTCATTGACGAAATATCCCAAGGAGTATTTAAATCAATTTGTTTGATAGTATCAATATTTTGTCCAACAACATATATTGTTGAACCATCAGGTTTAAATGTAATCGCAATGGGAGTGCTCTCTGCAGTTCCTGGATAAGTTGCAACTCTTGTAAATTTTGCGGTGCTAATATCCCAAGCAGTGCTTAATGTATATTGATTCAAATCTGATCCAGTGCCACCAGTAACATACATAGAAGTTCCATCTGTACTGAATCCGACAGAATATGGTGTTGCCTCCTCAATTCCAACATACTTATATGCAGTGCAAGTATCAACATTCCAAGCAGAACTCAAACCAACTCTCCAAATACGATCATTAGTACCGCCCATAAAAAATAGTTTAGTTCCATCGGTGCTTAATCCAACACCATACGGAGTTGCATCAAAAAGTCCTACAAATAAATTTGTTGAAAGTCCAACAAAAGATGAGGAAGAAACATCATATGGGTTGATTAGATTAAATTGCCTTACACTATCAAGTGTGGATCCACAAACATAAAGTTTATATCCATTATCACCAAAAAATATTCCACCCACTGATGCTTCTCCTGTAGAAGAAACTGCAGTTGATGTTGTAAATCCTACAGTAGCAAGTCCTACATTTGAAATATCCCAAGCAGTTCCAAGAGAATATTCTATAATATTATCATTTGTTTGGCCAGCAACAAACATTTTTGTTCCAGTATCATTAAATGCTAATCCAATTGGAGTTGTTTCTCTTGTGGTTACACTAAAAGATGTCGTAAATGCAATCCTAGATGTTATTGCCCATCCAACAGAAAGACTATATTCACGAACAAGATCATTTGTTCCTCCCATCACAAACATCTTTGTTCCATCATCTTGTTTAAAATAAACTGCATATGGTGTTGCATCAGATACTGCAGTTTGAGTAGAAGACGGAATAGTAGATACTCCAACAAATGATGCGGTAGTCAAATCCCAAGGAGTACTTAAGTTATATTGATTAATATCATCTCCAGTAGTTCCTACAACATAAAGACTTCTACCATCTGGTTTAAAATGAAGTCCTATCGGTACTGTATCTTGAGCTGTTACACTTAATGTTTGAACTCTTGGATTTGCGGTTGAAACATTCCAAGGAGAACTCAAATCATATGCAAGAACTGCATCATTTGTCTCTCCTAAAATAAACATTACAGTTCCATCTGTATTAAATCCAACAGATCTTGGAGTTGCTTCGCCAAAAGTTCCTGCTCCAAAGTTTGCAGCCACAGATTTAGAAGTTACAAGAGATGCTGTACTAATATCCCAATTTGAGATACTGTATTGATAAACTGTATCTTTTTCATTTCCCATTACATATGCATATTGCGTATTTAATCCAACTGCAGGATTTGATGTAATGTAGATATTTTGTGGAGCGATATCTTGCGTTCCGACATAAGCACTTTTGACATCTAATATAAAAGTACTTAAATCATATGGTGTGGACATTGTTCCTGACCACACTGCATCACTATTAAAACCAGTAAAAAACAATTTAGTTCCATCATCTGATATTGTTACTTCTGTTGGGTTTATATCATAATCACCGACAACTGTACTGATGCCAGAATATGTTATTGTTGATAAATTAAATGGTGCTGATAAATTATATTGTTGTATTGATGCAGTTGTCCTTGATGATGTGTTTGCAGTTGTATATAATTTTGTTCCATCTTTACTAAAACATAATCCACTAGGAGTAGATGTATTGGAAAGAGCATTGCCTACACCATCAAAAGTGTATGACTGAATATTTTCAATAGCATCTTTATATGAGATGTTATCTTCTGGACTATAAACTCCACTTCTTCTTTTAGAGTTTGTTGATATTCCTATAAGACCCAATCTTGCCATCAGGAAATCTCCTCATAAGAAATAATAACATCAATATCATTTGCAGCACTTGCTTGTGCTCTAATACCTACACTCTCTTCCAAGTAAAAATATGTTTCTTTTGTTGATATAACTTGTGTTGCATCAGCAGGAACATTGATTGTTCTTGCTAGATAATAATCTGTTCCATTTCTTATAATACTTACAGAAATATCAGCAGCATTTACTCCATCTACATTTGCTGCAAAGATGCTGTTAATTTTAAAGACCTTATTGCTTCCTGAGGTATTTGTAAGAATGCCAGTCACCGCAGTTGTACCCAACCCTACAACCGTAGTGATTCCTGTAATCGTTGTTGGATTTTTAATGTTTGGTGCGGCCATTTTAGAATATCATTCCCATCATTACTGGACTTATATCTGGAGTGGAACTTCCACCACCACTTTCTATATTTATCGTACCAATACCTGAAGAAAATGTAACTGTAGAAATACCAGAACCTCTGAAGTCTAAGAGTGTTACTCCAGTTCCTACTGTCCCTCCTGCTGTTGCGATTCCAAGTGCGGAACCTTCACCAGAAGCACCCTGAATGCCTTGACTACCTAAACCTTGAACGCCTTGAAGACCTTGAGCTCCAACAGATCCTTGAGATCCAACAGATCCTTGAGATCCAACAGATCCTTGAGCACCTTGAGATCCTGTGATACCTTGAGCACCTATAGAACCTTGAATACCTTGAATACCTTGTGTACCCTGAGTACCTTGAGTACCCTCCGTACCTTGAATACCTTGAATACCTTGAATACCTTGTGTACCCTGAATGCCTTGAGTTCCTTGAGTACCCTCCGTACCTTGAATACCTTGAATACCTTGAATACCTTGAATACCTTGTGTACCCTGAATGCCTTGAACTCCTTGAGAACCTTGAGTTCCTGATGTGCCTTGAGAACCGAAAGCACCTTGAATTCCTTGAGTTCCTTGATCACCAATAGATCCTTGAGCACCAGTTGTTCCTTGAATTCCTTGAGTACCTTGAATACCTGCTGCAAAAGGAGTTGTCCAAGAAACCCCAGCACCAGTAGAAATAAGAACTGATCCAGCAGCGCCTACATTCGTATAGAAATCTCTTAATGGGCCATCAACTTCTATCAATCCAATAAATGTAGTAGCACCAGAAACTCTTACATCACCTAAAACATCAAGTGTTGCTCTTGGAATCGCAGATCCAATACCAAGTCTAGTTCCAGTATTAATTAAAACAGTGCCAATACCAGCAGAAGGACCTGGACCAATGTTGATTTGAGTAAAGGATCCAGAAGCACCACCTGTACCAAAGTTGATTATCTTGGTGTTTCCAGATGCAGTAACACCTGCTTGAATATCAGTTTGTTGAGTTACAGTAGAACGACCAAAAGTAATTGTACCAGTACCACCAGTTCCACCAAATGTTAACGTTCCCGATGCTTGGTTGCTACCAAACACATGAGACCCTGTGGCTGAACCAATTAATGAAAGAAGACCAGTAGCAGATAATGTTCCACTAGCACTTATACCTGAAAATGAATTAGTAGCACCAGTAAAAGTTTGAGATAAACCAAGAGTTGCAAGAGTATCAGTAGGACCAATTAATGGCAGTGTAAGAGTTCTGTTATTATTAATAGCAGAGGCAACAATAGAATACTCAAAAGTGTTTGCTGGGTTTCTGATTTTTAAGTTACTTGATCGGAACGTGGAAACACCAGTAGCACTTAATTGGGTAGTGAATAAAGTTTCTCCAGTGACTGTGGTAATACCAGCAAAAGTAGAAACACCAGAAACATTAAGTTGAGGAGTGCTTACTGTTCTATCGGTTACTTGCATTCCACCAGCAGCAAGTCTTACTTCATTAGGTACTTGAGTACTTCCAATACCAATTGCATAGTTACTTAACCAAGCATCAGTTCCAAGTCCAGAGAATGCTCCAGACTTGAACCACATAATTTTCTTATATGTTGCAGGTGCGGTTTCAATACCAGCAATAAAGAGATTAACTAATGGTGATCCTTCAGTTGATGCAACTGCAATACCACCATGATTTGCTGTAGTGTCTGTTGAAAGATCTACTCCTCCTGGGCCAGTTGTTACACCAAGAATAATATCAGCATCAAGAACTCTTAAATCTTGTGCGGTGATAACCGTTGTGGTTCCACCAATACTTAAATTATTAGTGATATTGAGGTCATAAACACTTAACTGGGTTCCATCAAAAGTTAAGTTAGCAGAACCAGTTGGATTATTTGAACCATCCTTATAAACAACTTGGTTTGCCGAACCTGCTACAGGTCCGGTTGTTCCCTGAATGCCTTGAGTACCCTCCGTACCTTGAATACCTTGAATACCTTGTGTACCCTGAATGCCTTGAGTACCCTCCGTACCTTGAATACCTTGAATACCTGGAATACCTTGTGTACCCTGAATGCCTTGAGTTCCTTGAGTACCTTGAGTACCCTCCGTACCTTGAATACCTTGAATACCTTGTGTACCCTGAATGCCTTGAGTTCCTTGAGTACCTTGAGTGCCTTGTGTGCCTTGAGAACCTACATCACCTTGAATACCAGTGGTGCCTTGTATCCCTTGAGCACCCTGTAAACCCTGCAGTCCTTGTGTGCCTTGTGTACCTTGAATGCCATCAAGACCTTGAATTCCTTGAGTTCCTTGAGTTCCTTGAGCACCAGTATTACCTTGAATACCAATATCGCCTTGGATACCAGAAAGACCTTGAGAACCAACAGATCCTTGATTTCCTACATTACCTTGAATGCCTATTGAACCTTGAGATCCTACAGATCCTTGAGTGCCAGTATTTCCTTGAACACCAGAAAGACCTTGAGAACCAACAGATCCTTGAGTTCCTACATTACCTTGAATACCTATTGATCCTTGAGATCCAAGTTGACCTTGAATTCCTGATGTTCCTTGAGAACCTACATTACCTTGGATACCAGAAAGACCCTGAATTCCGGCATCTCCTTGGATGCCCATCAAACCTTGGGTTCCTTGAAGACCAATAATACCTTGAGCACCTTGAGTTCCCGGAGTACCTTGAATTCCTTGTGCTCCAGTATCTCCTTTATCACCAGTTCTTGCAAATGTAATAATAACATCTAAACCATCAGTAAATGATGTAGAGACACCAGAAACATACGCAATAGGAACTTCAAAGAATGTTGTATCGTGAGTGTGCAGACCCACGATCGCAAACATTGTACTATTTGCAGTATTTGTTTTCTCTGAAATAGAGAAGTGACCCTTGATTACTGACGTACTATCATCAATTGTTTGTAGATAGTTGAAAATAGAAACGTTATTATCATCAAAAGAATTGATGTAAAGATAAGTTGCTGTGCTAAGTCCAGTTTGATTAAATCTGGCAACACCAGTTGCAATTCCAACAGTGGTAATACCAGAACTAAAAGTATAATCAAACGCAGCACCACCAAAAGATCCTGTGGTTCCTTGAGTACCTTGAATACCAGATAAACCTTGAATACCGATTATACCTTGAGTTCCTTGTAATCCTTGAGTTCCTTGAGATCCTTGAGATCCTTGAGATCCTACATAACCCTGAATACCAATAGAACCTTGAGTCCCTTGGGTTCCTTGATTGGAAAGACCTTGAACACCTTGAACACCTTGAAGACCTTGTGTTCCTTGAACACCGTGAACACCTTGAAGACCTTGAAGACCTTGTGTTCCTTGAGTTCCTTGTGATCCCTGAGAACCTAAAGAACCCTGAATTCCTATTCCACCTTGAATACCTTGAGGTCCTAGTAATCCTTGAATTCCAACGAAGCCCTGAACACCAATTGTTCCCTGTAAACCTTGAAGACCTTGAATTCCTTGAGATCCTCTTGATCCTTGAATACCCTGTCCAGCAAAAGCACCATTTAAACCTTGAGTTCCTTGAGTTCCTTGAGCACCATCCAGACCAATGTATCCAGTAACTCCCTGAGTTCCCTGAACACCTTGAAGACTATCTGCTTCTCTTGCAACTTTAAGAGAAGGATTATATCCTACTGTGACGTTATAACTTGTGCTTCCTATTGAAACTGAAGGCATTAGATTGACTCACTAGGGTTTACAAGCACCATTCCATCAACAACTTTAGTTTTCTTACCGGTTGATGATGTAATTATTACATCATAATAGTATCTTCCTGCCTTTAAGTCATCGGTGACTGTATTTGCGAGAGATACCACAACTTGTCCTGCAGCAGATACGATTCCTACTCCAAATGGAGTAGAAGTTGCAGACTCTGGAAATTTACGAATCTTTGCAACTCCGGTATGTCCTGTTAGATCCAAAGGACTACCATCAGGATTATTCACAGTAAAAACTTCCTGATAATCTGTCCCTTGTTCTATAACAATATTAACTGCAGCGACAGCCATAACTTGAAAATTTTTAAGTATTTATGATAATACAAATACTTCTTTCTCTATTGGCATAGTTCTTCGATGATTTTTTTATTACTAATTTGTTGAGTAAATCCTAGTTGTTTCAACTTAGAAACATCCATCCAGAAATCTTTTGTTTGAACAATTTTATGAAATTCTGGTGTTTCTTTACTTTTAATATTTGAACTAGATTTTAAACATCTTTTCGCTATTGTAATTATATCCAAAATTGTAGTTGGAGTTCCACTACCAATATTATAGATTTCATTAAGGTTACCTTCTCTACAAACTAAATCAATTGCACGACAAACATCATCAACATGCATAACATCTCTAATTGGAGTTCCTTCATCATAAAGGTAAACATCTTCATTATTTTTTAGAAGATTAATCATATAAGTTATAGCATTCTTCTTAGCAGAAATTTTTTTATCACCACTGCCTAATACATTACATAACCGAAGAATTCTATAATTTACTCCGTAAGTTTTACAAAAAGAAATTAGTAAATCCTCTGCTGTTTTTTTAGTAATAGAATAAAATCCTATAGGATTGCAATGGTAATCCTCTTTTGCAGGAAGATTTGTTTCGCCATAAACAAACCAAGAACTGATGAAGTTGAAAGTAAAATTGCCTTCTCTACAATAGTCTAATACTTCACATAAAACTTTTAGATTTGTTTCAACATCAAGAGTTATATTTGTGTGAATGTTGTAATTGTCAGCAGTAGAAATAAAATATAAAATTTCTTGAGTCCTTGGTTTTCTTTCTTCTCTATCCTGTTTTGTTACTTTATCAGAAAAAAGACGATAGAAGTTTCCACCAACAAATCCTGTTCCACCATAAAGAGAATAAACCATATCATCAATGTTTTTGATATTATAAAACCTCCAGAGAACTCTGGAGGTTTGAGTGGTCAGTTTTAAAACTGGATCAAAGTGCTCTTATAGCAGTCAGTGCTTCTTGCATTTTGACTTGTGCTGCTGCTTCTTTTTGTGCTGCTAAAGCATCATCGCCTTCTTGTCTTGCCTGTTGTGCTTCACCTGAAAGTACCTGTGATGCAAAGTAAGGAGTTGCAACAGTATTATATTCTGCTTCAGTCAGAACTTGAACAGCATTTTTTCCACAGTCACTGACTACTGTTGATACTGAAGTGGTATCAGGAACTTCTGCAAGACAGACATCAACACCTTCATCATCGGATAACCAAATTTTAACACCTAATCCGGCATATTCCTTCCAAGGATGTCTTTTATATGCTGGTTCTGGTTTTTCACAACAAAAAACGTTGTTTCCATCATCAACATAATAGTGCTTAATGTATTGCATTGTCGTTAGAAGATAATCTTTAGTTATTTATTTCAATTCCATACTTTTGAGATAATTGTTTGTTTTGCTCTTGCATTGATTGAAATCCTTTCACTTGAGCCCAACAAACAATACTATATCTGGTTCCTTTCGTGACTGGTTCTACACCATGACGATAATGATGATTGGAAGGAAAACAAACCATCATTCCTGGTTCTGGACGAATTCTAACTTTAAGTTCTGGAAAAACAAAGTCTCCACCATCAAAATCATCATTCAAAAACATTACAATCGATAAGTCACGATCAATAGACTTTTTCCAAATCAATTCTCCCTCAGGTGTTCTCCATAAACTTTCTCCATCAATGTGAGGTTTATAGTGCCCACCAATTCCATAAGAAAGCATCTGTGGCATTTCACTTTCAGAAATTTCAATACCATAAAAAGGATTGATAACTTCTTTGACTGTATTCTGAAATAAATCTATTATTTTATCTTTAATTGGTTCATACTCAATAAATTGAGTATCTCTCATTTTTTTATCAACAATCCATTCAATTCCACCAGTTTTGTTGGATTTATCTGGATCAAAAACAGAAAGATCTGTTGCTTCTGATGAACGAACGTGACTTAGAATTTCTTGAATTCCATTTTCATTAATCACGTTAGGTCGAATTAAAATATAAGAAAGTGGGTTATCAATCATTATCAATAATACCTATGATTTGGATTTTTCCAGTATTCTAAATTGCTGTACTTATTTAGAGTGAGGTCGGAAAGAATACTTTTTGGATCTTTTGATACTTTTTTAAGTTCTTTACGAACGTGATGCATATCCTTGAGATACCATTGATCATCTACTTCTCTATGTGTATTTTCAATATGATCAAAAGAATGCTCATATGGTTTGAGATCTAGAAATTCATAAATTCGATTTAATGTCTCATTTGGAGATTGAATTAAATCATCATACTCAACCATTAGTAGATGTTTTTCGTGATCACCGCGAATAAATGCTTGAGACTGTGCCCAGAGTGCTTGCTCTACAATTCCATCTTTACTCATCAAATAGTCACATCGGGTATCATCATTAATCGGAAGTCCTTTTTCAATTAGATGTTGATCAATAAATGAAACCTGATCAGAATTCCGACGAATCATTGAAATAAAAGATGTTAAGACTTCTGTGACATTTCTGACTGGACAGATGATCTTTGGATCTGGTGTAATGTAAGTCTTAATTCTTTCAATATTATTACTCCAGGCACGACAGTGATCAATGATGAATGGTTTTTCTGTGTCGAAATAATAGTCTTCAATGATTGATGAGATAACTTTATGTGCTGATTTTGGTTTTGGGTAACCAAGATATTGTTCACTGTCTATAAAGAAATGATCATTCCAGTACATCAATTCCATTACAGGACTAACTGGTTCTGTATGAAGTTCTGGATTTTGATTCAGAATGCTTTTTAATAAAGTACTACCAGATCTTGGAAGACCTGCCATAAAGAAGTAAGTTTTATTCATATCACCAATCAGTAGGATTAAAAAAGAATAATTGAACTAAACGACCGTTTTCAAGAGTATGTCCAAAGTTATAATTGTGAGAATGCCATAGATTAGCATTGAAAATTACCAGACGATTATACTTCATTGGAGACAAAAGGTAACGTGTCCATTGGGAGCGATCTAATCCTTCTCCATAAACAGTTGTCCACCATGCTTCTTTTGCAGAAGAATATCCCCATACATTTGCTTCAGTATCTAATGTTGGGCAGGTATCCATCTTTGTTTTATTGTGCATCCAAAATGAAGTTCCACCTTCATCTATGGTTTGTTCTGGTGTGTTGAGATAACAGACAGCACCATATTCCCAAACAGGATCAACGTGAACATCCTGACGATAAGAATCTTTTTCGTAAGAGATTCTAAAGTATCCGTTTGGATTTGCTGGTGTTAGAGACTTGTTTAGAATTTTCTCAAATCTCTGGTGAAGTTCTTGAGGATAGTAACTTTCGTGAGAATTTCTTCCTGGATAAGTATATCCTTCTTGTGGTTCTGGATATGTGCAAGAGAGTGCAAACTGACGAACTTCATCTGGATTGTGATGAAAATCATCAATTACAATAATATTGCGATTCATAAGAAAGTTTTTATTCTATATTATATCATACATTTGTTGCTTGTGCTTGAGTTCCTCTTACTGCGTTTCCTGTAGAACTTGATGCAGCAAGAGCACTACGAGCAACACTTAAGTTTGCACCAGGAACTGCTGCTGTGGTATCTGATGAATAAGTGACCTTATCCATTGTTGATCTTGCACCGGGAGTTCCACCACCAAAGTATCCTGCTGTTGAATTGCCGGTTGCAGCAAGACCATAACGAGCAAGACTTAAGTTTCCGCCAGGAATTCTTTCTGTTGTATCAGTTGAATAAGTGACCTTATCCATTGTTGAATATTGTGGAGAGCCAGTAGTACCACCACCAAAGTATCCTGCTGTTGAATTGCCGGTTGCAGCAAGATCAAAACGAGCAACACTTAAGTTTGCACCAGGAACTGTTGATCTTGTATCAGTTGAATAAGTAACCTTATCCATTGTTAAAAAATAATTAGGAATACCTGTAGTGCCGGCACCAAAGTATCCTGCTGTTGAATTTCCTGTTGCTGCAAGATAAGCACGAGCAGCACTTAATGCTGCTCCAGGAACTGCTGCTGTTGTATCAGTGGAATAAGTGACCTTATCCATTGTTGAATGATCAGGAGCGCCAACATTACCACCACCAAAATATCCTGATGTTGAGTTTCCTGTTGCCGCCAAAGCTTGACGAGCAACAGTTAAGTTTGCTCCGGGAACTGCTGCAGTGGTATCTGATGAATAAGTGGTCTTATCCATTGTTGAATAATATGGATTCAGACCACCACCAAAATATCCTGCTGTTGAGTTTCCTGTTGCAGCAAGTTGCCGACGTGCAACACTTAATGCTGCTCCGGGAACTGCTGCTGTGGTATCTGATGAATAAGTAACCTTCTCCATTGTTGAGGACTCGTTGAGTGAACTTACAAAACCACCACCAAAGTATCCACTATTGCCTTGAATTGCTTGTGGTGAGAGTGTGAATTCTTGTTGTGGCAATGCATTTGCTGTAGAACTTGATGCAGCAAGATTACGACGAGCAACACTTAATGCAGCACCAGGAACTACTGATGTGGTATCTGATGAATAAGTAACCTTATCCATTGTTGAAAATGTAACACCAGGAGATATTCCACCACCAAAATATCCTGATGTTGAATTACCTGTTGCACTATGACCTCGACGAGCAACACTTAAGTTTGCTTCAGGAACTGTTGATCTTGTATCAGTGGAATAAGTGACCTTATCCATTGTTGAATGAAATGAAGGACTAGAAGATATTCCACCACCAAAGTATCCTGATGTTGAGTTTCCTGTTGCCGCCAAAGCTTGACGAACAACACTTAAGTTTGCTCCAGGAACTGCTGCTGTGGTATCTGATGAATAAGTAAGCTTATCCGCTGTTGAACTAATACCACCAGGAGTGAAACCTCCACTAAAGTATCCTGATGTTGAGTTTCCTGTTGCAGCAAGAGCACTTCGAGCAGCACTTAATGCTGCTCCAGGAACGGCAACTGTTGTATCAGTTGAATAAGATACCTTATCCATTGTTGAATAATATAACGGACCAGGAACAACACCACCACCAAAGTATCCAGATGTTGAGTTTCCTGTTGCTGCTACATCACGAGCAACACTTAATGCTGCACCAGGAACTGCTACTGTGGTATCAGTAGAATAAGATACCTTATCCATTGTTGAATAATATAACGGACCAGGAACAACACCACCACCAAAGTATCCATTACTTGAACTGCCAGTTGCACCAAGATAACGACGAGAAGCACTTAATGCGGCACCAGGAACTGCTACCGTGGTATCTGATGAATAAGTAACCTTATCCATTGTTGAAAATGAAATAGTGCCACCAGCATCAGTACCACCACCAAAATATCCAGAATTAAATGAAGATCCTTTAGATACAAAATTTCTACTACTTCTTAAGTCTGCTGCTGGTAATGCGTTGGCTCTTGCACTTGATGCAGCAGACGATGTACGAGCAGAAGTTAATGCTGCTCCAGGAACTGCTGCTGTGGTATCTGATGAATAAGTAACCTTATCCATTATTGATACTGGATTAGTGCCGCCACCAAAGTATCCTGCGGTAGAGTTTCCTGTTGCGGCAAGATCTCTACGAGCATTACTTAAGTTTGCTCCTGGAACTGTTGCTGTTGTATCTGATGAATAAGTAGTTTTTTCAACTAAACTTACAATAGCAAAACTAGAAGAAAAACCACCACCAAAATAACCATTAGTTGAATTGCCGGTTGCGGCAAGTTGGCGACGAGCATTACTTAATGCTGCACCAGGAACTGTTGATCTTGTATCAGTGGAATAAGTGACCTTATCCATTGTTGAAAGAATTAGTAATCCAGGAATCCCGCCGCCACCAAAGTATCCTGCTATTGAATTACCGGTTGCAGCAAGACTATAACGAGCAGCACTTAATGCTGCACCAGGAACTACTGCTGTTGTATCAGTTGAATAAGTAACCTTATCCATTGTTGAGAATTCTGGATTATTACCTCCACCAAAGTATCCTGCAGTTGAATTACCGGTTGCAGCAAGATTAAAACGCTGAGCACTTAAATTTCCAGTAGGAACTGCTGCTGTTGTATCTGTTGAATAAGTGACCTTATCCATTGTTGAATAATTACCAAAACCACCACCAAAGTATCCTGCTATTGAATTACCGGTTGCAGCAAGACCATAACGAGGAACACGTAATGCTGCCCCAGGAACTGCTGCTGTGGTATCTGATGAATAAGTGACCTTATCCATTGTTGAGAATGGACCAGGAAAACCACCGCCAAAGTAACCAGTAAAAGGTGTTGGATCATTCGTCCATACTTCTTCAGGAGAAACCCAGTTATCATCTAACCGTCTTAAAATTACTTTAGATAGAACAAAGGCTCCCCTGGTCTCAACCATAACTTATGTCTAACTCTTTATAAGGCATAAATTTATTTATCTTACACTGCATCATCATACATTTGTTGCTTGTCCTTGAGTTCCTCTCACTGCATTTGCAACAGAACTTGATGCTGCAAGACCTTCACGAGCAACACTTAATGCTGCTCCAGGAATTGTTGTTCTTGTATCAGTATAATAAGAAATTTTTTCCATTGTTGATTTTATAATACCATCCCATCCTCCACCAAAGTATCCTGCTGTTGAATTTCCTGTCGCACCAAGAAGGTTACGACCAGTGCTTAAGTTTGCACTAGGTACTGCCTCTGTTGTATCCGTTGAATAGGTGACCTTATCCATTGTTGTGAAAGTAAAACCACCTCCAAAGTATCCAAATGAAGAATTACCTGTTGCAGCAAGATTACTACGGGCAAGACTTAAATTGCCACCAGGGATTCTTGCAGTGGTATCAGTTGAATAAGTGACCTTGTTCATTGTAGATCTTGGACCAGGACCACCACCAAAGTATCCAAATGAAAAATTACCTGTTGCAGCAAGATTATAACTTGCCGCACTTAATGCTGCACCAGGAACTGCTACTGTGGTATCTGATGAATAAGTGACCTTATCCATTGTTGATACTGGGCCAGGAGCTCCACCACCAAAGTATCCTGCTATTGAATTGCCTGTTGCAGCAAGACGATTACGAGCAGCACTTAATGAAGCACCAGGAACTGCTACTGTGGTATCAGTTGAATAAGTGACCTTATCCATTGTTGAATACAATGATGGACCCGGAGAAATTCCACCACCAAAGTATCCTGCGATTGAAGATCCTGTTGCTGCAATATAAGTACGAATAACAGTTATTCCAGTTCCAGGAACTGCAGCAGTAGTATCTGATGAATAGGATAACTTATCTATTGTTGAATAATATGAACTGGCAAAAGCAGCAGCACCACCACCAAAGTATCCACTATTGCCTTGAATTGCTTGAGGTGAGAGTGTGATGTCCTGTTGGGGTATTGCGTTTGCTGTAGAACTTGATGCTGCAAGATAAGCACGAGCAGCACTTAATGCTGCACCTGGAACTGCTGCTGTTGTATCAGTGGAATAAGTGACCTTATCCATTGTTGAATATGAAGGAGCACCACCACCAAAGTATCCAGCACTCGAATTACCTGTTGCAGCAAGACCATTACGAGCAACACTTAAGTTTGCACCAGGAACTGTTGATCTTGTATCAGTTGAATAAGTAACCTTATCTATTGTTGATGATGTAGGAGAACCACCACCAAAGTATCCAGATGTTGAGTTTCCTGTTGCTGCTAATTGTTGACGAGCAACACTTAATGCTGCTCCGGGAACTGCTGCTGTGGTATCAGTGGAATAAGTGACCTTATCCATTGTTGATCTTGGACCAGGAATACCTCCACCAAAGTATCCTGCAGTTAAAGATCCTGTTGCAGCAAGAGCACTTCGAGCAACACTTAATGCTGCTCCGGGAACTGCTGCTGTGGTATCAGTGAAATAAGTAACCTTATCCATTGTTGAATAGGCGGTACTAACAAAACCACCACCAAAGTATCCTGCACTTGAATTACCTGTTGCAGCAAGACTATCACGAGCAACACTTAATGCTGCTCCGGGAACTGCTACTGTGGTATCTGATGAATAAGTAACCTTATCCATTGTTGAACGTAAAGGACTACTACCACCACCAAAGTATCCAGATGTTGAGTTTCCTGTTGCTGCTAGACGACTACGAGCAACACTTAATGCTGCTCCGGGAACTGCTGCTGTGGTGTCAGTTGAATAAGTAACCTTATCCATTGTTGATAATGGACCACTACCACCACCAAAATACCCAGAATTAAATGAAGATCCTTTAGATACAAAATTTCTACTACTTCTTAAGTCTGCTGCTGGTAATGCGTTGGCTCTTGCACTTGATGCCGCAAGAGAACTTCGAGCAACACTTAATGCTGCTCCTGGAACTGCTGCTGTGGTATCTGATGAATAAGTAACCTTATCCATTGTCGAGAGTGGACCACCAAAAACAGCACCACCACCAAAATATCCTGCTATTGAATTGCCGGTTGCAGCAAGACCATAACGAACAGCACTTAATGATGCACCAGGAACTAGTGCAGTGGTATCTAATGAATAAGTAATTTTATCAACATTTGATAAAGATGGAGAAGGACCACCACCAACAAAATATCCTGCTATTGAGTTTCCTGTTGCACCTGCCTGGAAACGCTCAACACTTAAATTTCCAGTAGGAATTCTTGCTGTTGTATCCGTTGAATAAGTGACCTTATCCATTGTTGAATAATATATCGGACCACCAGTAGCAAAACCACCACCAAAATAACCTGCTATTGAGTTTCCTGTTGCCGCAATACGACTACGACCATCACTTAATGCTGCACCAGGAACTGCTGCTGTGGTGTCAGTAGAATAAGTGACCTTATCCATTGTTGATCTTGCACCTGGACCACCACCACCAAAGTATCCTGCTATTGAATTACCGGTTGCACCAGGACCATAACGAGCAGCACTCAATGCTGCTCCAGGAACTGCTACTGTGGTATCAGTGGAATAAATGACCTTATCCATTGTTGATACTGGGGCAGGAGTTCCACCACCAAAGTATCCTGCTATTGAATTGCCTGTTGCAGCAAGACGATTACGAGCAGCACTTAATGCTGCTCCAGGAAATGTTGCTGTGGTATCAGTTGAATAAGTGACCTTATCCATTGTTGAATACTCTGGAGAAGTACCACCACCAAAGTAACCAGTAAAAGGTGTTGGATCATTCGTCCATATTTCTTCAGGAGAAATCCAGGTATTTTTTCTTATTCTACTACGAACATCAAGTAACCCGAAGACCCCTCTAGTATTAGGCATTTTTTATAGTCGTCTTCCTATAAGCATAGTGTTATTTATTCTTTAAATCACTGTTGCTTGTGCTTGAGTTCCTCTTACTGCATTTGCTGTAGAACTTGATGCAGCTAGACTACTACGAGCAACACTTAATGCTGCTCCAGGAAATGTTGCTGTGGTATCAGTGGAATAAGTAACCTTATCCATTGTTGAATACTGACTAGAGGGAAGTTCATAACCACCACCAAAGTATCCTGCTGTTGAATTACCGGTTGCAGCAAGATTATAACGAGCAACACTTAATGCTGCACCTGGAACTGCTACTGTGGTATCAGTAGAATAAGTGAGTTTATCCATTCTTGTTGTTTTGGGAGAATACCCACCACCAAAGTATCCAACAGTTGAATTTCCGGTTGCACCAAGATAAGAACGACCAAAACTTAAGTTTGCTCCAGGAACCGCTGCTGTCGTATCTGATGAATAAGTGACCTTATCCATTGTTGATTCACTGCCAAAACCGCCACCAAAGTATCCCACTATTGAATTACCAGTTGCGGCAGAACCAAAACGAGCAACACTTAATCTTGCTCCGGGAACTGCTGCAGTGGTATCAGTGGAATAAGTAACCTTATCCATTGTTGAATGATATAACGGACCAGGACCACTGGGGGATCCGCCACCACCAAAGTATCCTGCTATTTGATTACCGGTTGCGGCATAATACCAACGACCAGAACTTAAGTTTGCTCCAGGAACTGCTACTGTGGTATCTGATGAATAAGTGATCTTATCCATTGTTGTAACAACAGCACCGGGAGTAGTAGTACCACCACCAAAGTATCCTGCTACTGAGTTTCCTGTTGCAGCAAGATCACTACGAGAAACACTTAATCTTGCTCCGGGAACTGCTGCTGCTGTGGTGTCAGTTGAATAAGTAATCTTATCCATTGTTGATCTTGTACCAGGACTAATACCTCCACCAAAGTATCCAGTATTACCTTGAATTTCTTGAGGTGTTGTTGAGAAGTCCTGTTGGGGTATTGCGTTTGCTGTAGAACTTGATGCAGCAAGATAACCACGAGCAGCACTTAATGCTGCTCCGGGAACTGCTGCTCTTGTATCAGATGAATAAGTGACTTTATCCGTTGTTGATCTTGAACCAGGATTACCACCACCACCAAAGTATCCAGCAGTTGAGTTTCCTGTTGCGGCAAGATAACCACAGGCAACACTTAATACTGCTTCAGGAACTGCTGCTGTGGTATCAGTTGAATAAGTGACCTTTTCCATTGTTGAATAAAAACCGGGACTGCCTGGACCAAGGCCACCACCAAAGTATCCTGCAGTTGAATTGCCGGTTGCAGCAAGAGAATAACGAGCAACAGTTAAGTTTGCTCCAGGAACCGCTGCTGTGGTATCAGTTGAATAAGTGACCTTATCCATTGTTGATCTTGGACCAGGAAGACCACCACCAAAATAACCAGCAGTTGAGTTTCCTGTTGCTACTAAGTGTTGACGAGCAACACTTAATGCTGCTCCGGGAACTGCTGCTGTGGTATCAGTGGAATAAGTGACCTTATCCATTGTTGAATAGGATGCAGGACCAGTAGGCTCACCACCACCAAAATAACCAGCAGTTGAGTTTCCTGTTGCAGCAAGATTATAACGAGCAGCACTTAATGCTGCACCAGGAACTGTTGTTCTTGTATCAGTTGAATAAGTAACCTTATCCATTGTTGAATAGGATGTAGGACCAGGAACAACAACAACACCACCACCAAAATAACCTGCTACTGAGTTTCCTGTTGCAGCAAGAGCATAACGAGCAACACTTAATGCTGCTCCGGGAACTGCTGCTGTGGTATCAGTGAAATAAGTAACCTTATCCATTGTTGAATAAGAGCTAAGACTAAAAAGACCACCACCAAAATACCCAGAATTAAATGAAGATCCTTTAGATATAAAGTTTCTACTACTTCTTAAGTCTGCTGCTGGTAATGCGTTGGCTCTTGCACTTGATGCTGCCAAATTACGACGACCAGCACTTAATGCTGCACCAGGAACTGCTACTGTTGTATCTGATGAATAAGTAACCTTATCCATTGTTGATATATCGGTAAATCCTCCACCAAAATAACCTGCTATTGAGTTTCCTGTTGCAGCAAGATTAATACGAGCAACACTTAATGCTGCACCAGGAACTGCTGTTGTGGTATCTGATGAATAAGTTAACTTATCCATTAATGAAGAACTACCACCACCACCAAAGTACCCTGCTATTGAGTTTCCCGTTGCTGCAAGTTGATTACGAGCAACACTTAATGCAGCACCAGGAACTGTTGATCTTGTATCAGTTGAATAAGTAACCTTATCTACTATTGTATCACTACTAAAGTATCCTGCGATTGAGTTTCCTGTTGCGGCAAGATTAGAACGGGCAACACTTAATGATGCACCAGGAACTTGTGCTGTGGTATCTGATGAATAAGTAACCTTATCCATTGTTGATCTTGGACCAGGAACACCGCCACCAAAGTAACCTGCAGTTGAATTACCGGTTGCTCCTAAATTACGACGAGCAACACTTAATGACGCACCAGGAACTGCTGCTGTGGTATCTGATGAATAAGTGACCTTATCCATTAATGAAGAACCACCACCACCACCAAAGTACCCTGCTATTGAGTTTCCTGTTGCAGAAAGACCATAACGAGCAGCACTTAATGCTGCACCAGGAATTGCTACTGTAGTATCAGTTGAATAAGTAACCTTATCCATTGTTGATATAGATCCACCAGGACCTTGCCCACCGCCAAAGTAACCAGTAAAAGGTGTCGGATCATTTGTCCATACTTCTTCAGAAAAAATCCAATTGTTATCTTTAATTTCTAACAGTATTTCCGATAAAACAAAAGTCCCCCTAGTTTCAACCATTTTTTATAATTATCTTCTGAAAGAGCATAGAATTATTTAGATTAGTAGCATAAGAATGCCATAAATTACTTCTAAATAAGACCATTCGATTGTACTTTGCAACAATATTTCCATACTCTTTCCATAAACTCAAATCAGAATTAAAGATTTCTAAAAGATTACTTTCATTAATCTGATATTTATTCATTTCTTCTGAAGTTGGAAATGTTTCAAGTCCTGTTGCAAGGTGCGAATAAAACTTAATTCCAGTCTCTCCAAATGATTGCATTGGCAATGTCAGATAAATGACTGCAATCCAATCAGATCTAAGATGTGCTACAACACCAGAATCACCACCAACTTCATTAGTTGCACAAATGATTTCAATGGGATTTCCTATAACTTCTGTAATTTTACTCACAGTTTCGTCAGTAATCACACATTGATTCTCAAAAAAACCTTTATGATATTGGTGTGGAATATCATAAAGGTTATCAACTATAATAATATGTTCTCTCATCCTTGAGCGTTATTACCTTCGATTTGCTTCTGTTCTGCTGCAGGTTTGATTGCTGCACCATAACCTAGATCAGTACCGGTGAGTTTTTCATAACCTCTCATTACTTTACTTTGGAGATCATTAATAAACTCAAGTCTTCCTCTTTGGTCTAGAAGTTTATCCATAGGCAAATAACCTTCTTTAAAGTTATTTTTAGGATCAACCATTGCAGGAGCAGACGCACGACGCATTGCTTGAAGGTTTGCACCAGAAATACCAGTCTGTGCTGCCATTAGATCGTCTAGTGCTTGCTCTGCAAGACGAGTATCCCAATACTCTTCATTCTCTGCCAGGAACTGCTCTCTTGTAGGAGGTGTGCCACCATTCTGTTCAACCAGTTTATCAAGCATCTTATCAAGATGCTGAAGTTGATGCAGACGATCACGAATCTCAAGTTCAGAACCTTTCAGATAATGAGTCAGTTCTAGTTCTTCAAGGTCATACCAGCAGAGTTTTTTACCTCCACCAGGACCACCAGTTTCCCACATAATGGGTTGAGATTTATCTTTTCCGTCCCACTTATACTCAAACTCACGAACTTTCTCTTTCATTTCAATCAACTTGAACATATATCCTGCTGCCATAATACGGCGTTCTTTTAGGATATGCTCAAATGATACGGAGATATTATGAGTGTTCAAACCAATGAACTTTTCAATCTGGAAGTTAGTTCTTCCTTGTGCCATTTCTTTGTCGCTTTCTTCCCAAGCAAAGACGTTATCAGATGCTTGCTTTAGGAATTCATCGTTAAAAACAGCGTCTTGTGCATTGATTGGTGTATAAGTCAGTGCTGTGGTTTCTTCAGACATAATTTTCTTTTCAAACTCATAAGTTATGTTGTATTATATAGGTACGTTTCAAAAAACTATTATCTACTTAAAATTTTACCATTTATAACGATAAGATCCAAATTTGATTTTTTAAAAAAATTAAATGCTTCTTCCTCGGTTTCTAAAATAGGTTCTCCATTTCCATTTAAACTTGTATTTAATAAAACAGGAACATTGGTAATTTCTTCAAACTTTTTAATTAAATTATAGTAATGCAAATTTGTTTCCTTATTGATTGTTTGAAATCGTGCAGACCCATCAACGTGAGTGACAGCAGGAATTTTTTCTGGTTGTTTAACTTGTGCAGTATAGAGCATATATGGACTCGGAAAAGGAAAATCAAACCATTCTTGGAAATGTTCCTCCAACACAACAGGTGCAAATGGGCGGAACCACTCACGATTTTTAATAACGTGGTTAATCAGTTCACGATTATGAAAATTTCTTGGATCTGCAAGAATAGAACGATTACCTAATGCTCTTGGTCCAAATTCAGATCTTCCTTGAAACCATCCAATAATTTTTCCATTTGCAATTTGATTAGCAATATAAGAATAATCTGGAGTTTCTATTTGATGATCTTTTCCAGTATAGCAAAGATCTTTTGATTGATAATTATATCGAGGTTCATTTAAAATATGATGTGCAACGTACAAAGCAGATCCTACTGAAGTTCCATCATCGCCACAAGCAGGAAAATGATGAAAATTTTTAAATTTAGATTGTCGAACTATCTTTGAATTTGCATTACAATTTAGAAATGATCCTCCAGATAAACAAAGATTATTCGTTTTATTTTCAAGACTATCAAGATATCCTAAAACATCCTTTTCAAATACATCTTGAACTGTTGCAGCAACATTCATTTTGTGTTTGATTTCATTTGTATAAGATTTAAAATCAAAATTAAATGAAGTGCCATAAGATGCGAGACCCATAGTGGTTCCTGCCTTATGAAGTGCAGGACCTAATCCAAGTTTCTCAGTAACTTCCCCGTAGAGAACTCCTACCATTAACCCCGGACAATATTCGGCAGTAAGTTTACTCCCATTTCCATAAGCAATCAAAGAATTTGCTTCCAATTTTCCCATACTACAATCCATACTAAAACAATATGCTTCATTAAATGAACTTGTGTAATATGCGGAAGCACAGTGAGCAAGATGATGTGAAATAATATATGTTTTAATATCTTTACCTTTAATGCTTAATGAATCAACAAGATATTCGTTGCCAAATACTTCCTGTTTAAAATCATTAGTTGCTATGCAATCGATTTCATCTAAATTTATAGACGATGCCTCTAAGATATAATCGATGACTTCCTCAGTGAATGAAGAATCTTTTTTCTTTCTGGTGATTCTTTCAGTTGCAATCGCTGATACTAATTTTCCATCTTTTACAACACATACTGATCCGTCGTGTCCGAAATTTAGTCCTAAAATAGTTGCCATAATACTTTACTTATATTCTAACTTTGCGAGAGTAATTGATTAGCTAAATTGGTTCCCCATTTTTTCTCAAAATATTTTTTTATTTTTTGTTCTCTTTGTATTGTTTTTTGTTTACTCTCACCACTTCTCCAAGTAGATTTTCCATAAAAATGAAGAAGATATGATGAAACATTAATACTCGTTTCAAATCCTAATTGAGACGCTCTTAATCGATAATCTATATCCTCCCCTCCACTTTCAAAATTTTCATCAAAGAATCCAACTTTTGATAATATTTGGTGTGGTATATAAAAACAATAATATGCTATCAGTGAATTATCAATTTTTATTTTTTCGCGATCGATAGTTTTTGCAAATTCATTTAATTCATTTTCTTTTCCAACATAATCTTCAAGATCCATTGCATATTCAATTTTTAAATCTTTACATCCACCCATTAATTTCTGATTTGACATTGGGATTAAAACTTTATTTTCGCAATCAAAATTTTGATTCCAGTTTTCTGTAAAAACAACGTCATTACTCAAACCAAAGAAGTCTACTTCATCAACTAGAGCAAGTTTCATTACAAAGTTCATATTCTCTGCAAATGTTTTTGCAGTGTTATTTGAGATCAGAGTAATTTGTTGTTGATAATCTGTCAGAGAATACTGTCCGTCATTATCAATCAAGAAAAACTTATCCTTTTCTCCCAATTCAGTATTCTGAAAGAAAGATTTAAGTGCAAGATCAGTATACTTTTCAGTGCTCTTTGTACTTGTCATACAATAATACACTGGTCTCTTTTCAGTTTTATGATTTTGAACTGTATTAACTAGATTTTTCCATTGCTCTGCAATTTTCTTCCAATCATACTTTTCAGTTACATAATCCGAAATCAGTTTAGAGACTTCCTGATAAAACTTTGGTTTATTATCATAGTAATCCAGTGCTAAACAACAAGCATCAGCAAACTGGCGAATAAAATTATCGGTAACTTTCCAACCTTTTGATGTATTCTCACCTTCAATCGGAACCACAGTTGCATTCTTTTCGCCAGCAACTTCTGCAAGTGCTCCAATATCTGTAATGATTGGGTATGCACCACACTTCATTGCTTCAATCATCGAAACACCAAAGGTTTCTTCCCAGATGTTTGGGTGAATAAAGAATGCTGATTCCTGATAATGCTTCACCAACTCTTCACGATCAATCGCAGGAGAATATTCAACATTCGGAAGAGTCTTCAGATACTCATAAAGTTCAATAAACTGATCATTCAATGGTCCATAAAGAGACATTGAAGAGAAGATCTTGAACTTTACATCTTGATGAACCTGAGAAATCAGAGGGATCACTTTAGATAATACTTCAAGACCTTTATAAGGAATTGAAGTGAAGATCATTGTCTTTGTTTTTTGAGTTGAATGTTGAAACATTTCGGCAACTCCATTCGGAATCACTGAGATTTTATGTTCAGGAACATTCAGAAATCTTACAAGTTGATCTTTGTTCCACTGTGAAGGTGAAACAATATGATCCACAGTATTATGATCGAAGTTCAAGAATACAGGTTGATCATAAGCGTGATGTGCCCATAGAATCTTGTATTGATGATTTGATTTTTTAATTTCTTCGGGTAAATGAGAAACAAAAACATTTTCTGGAAATGTATAATGTTCCTGCAAATACAGATAAGACGTTTCAGTTGCTCCAGATTTCATAATACTAACCTTGATAAATGTGATAACCAGTGTGACTAAGTTTAATTGTTGGATCTAACCAAATATTATAACCAACTTGTTGTGCTCTATGAAAGAAACTTTTGTCTTCAGACATAAACCCATTTTGAGTTTGATGTTCTGCAAAGTAATGATATGAATTATTCAATTCTGCAGAAGTGTGTGGAGTATCTGAATGATAATCCGAAGGAATATACTTGAGTCCTGGATTTTGTTTTGCAATATCAAGAAACACTTGACGATGAATCAAAACAAAACCCATTCCATTACCATTAATCCTCACCAGATCTCCATGCCTTTGTTCTGGTTGAACAATATCAACACAGTATCGTTCTGGAATAATCTTCATTGGATAAGCACCAGAAACAATCGGAACTTGATGTACTAGCAATTTTAGCACATCGTCCGGATTAAATCCAATGTCACTATCCAAAAAGAACAGATACTCGTGTTCTGTATTGTTAATGAAAAAATTAGCAATCTTGGAACGTGCTTGAGTGATCAAAGAAGAGTTCGTCAGAGTTAATAGTCCGTGTGGAATGTCATTTCTGACGAATGTTTTACCAAGATTAAACAGTCCAAGAGTGGTTTTTTCACTCACGATTCCTCCCATACAAGGAAGACCAATCATTATACTCATATCAGTTTTTTAATAATTATAGCACAAAAATTATGAAGTCTTTACTTTTCCTGAAATTTGAACATCAATTGTTGAAAGTTGATCAACTTGAATTTTTAGGACATCATTTGTATTCAATCTCTTTGGAGTTTCTAGAAGTTCTATACTAGCATACTTTGGAACAATTAGATCTTCTACAAGACTTCTGGTTGTAACTCCACTTGTAACAGTAACTGAAATTGGATATCCACCAAGATCAGTTGTATTTGTCAAGCGAATGGATTGAAGAATTGAAGGATAAGTTGTTGCAGTATAAATTCCAATTGGAGCAATTGTATTAATACCAGCTTGTCCAAATCCTCTTCCAAAATAATCTGTTGCTGTTTTCTGGTGATAGGTAATATAAACTTGTACCGCAGTATTAATACCGACTCGATCATAATCAGTAGATCTCATTACGATCTTATCAGAAGGATTTAGAACTTGTGGTTGTTGTAAAAGTTCTACTGCCATTCCTGTTGGAATTGGAATATTATATGCAAAGTAACTTCTCTCTCCCCCATTAAAATCAAATGCACCAATTACATTAACTTCGGTATTTAATCCAACATTTGCTGCATGAATTGAATAAATGATATATTCTTCTCCTACAGTAGAAGGAAGTGTGAGAATCGTATCTCCAATTCCTGTTAAAATAGCAGAAAAGGCGCTTGTGATGCCAGTATTGAATGCGGATCCATCATCAGCTCCGCCAGCAGAAACAGTGGCCCAAGTAACTCCAGTTCCTGTTGATTGAAGAACTTGTCCAGAAGTTCCTGTTGTTCCTCCAGCAGTAACTGAACCAGTAATGGTAACTCCAACACCACTAAAATTTCTACCGTCATCAATAACAGTAGTATTATTAATCTTAATAGCCATCTTCGTTTACACTCGGCTTTTAGTTATTTAGTTGTGACTTAAGTTCTTGAACTTCTACAGATAGTTCTTTAACTGCCTCAATTAGAACACCAATAATTCCATTATAATTAACTGTTTTAGTTTCATTTTGACTGACAAGTTCTGGAAGTACTTTTTCAACTTCTTGCGCGATTACACCAATTGATTTCTTATCACTAGACTTCCAAGTAAACTTAACACCATTTAGTTGCTCTATCGTCTCCAATGGATTTTCAATTTTGGTAATGTCTTTTTTAAGATTAATATCAGACGTTGAGTTAAAATCTGCAGAAGTTGTAATTCCGGTAACAACTAATGTAGTAAATGTTGGAGTGCTTGAAAGAGAGATTGTTGCTGTTGCTCCTAATGCAACCGCAGAAGCAGTGATATTACTTCCTACAAAATCTAATACTGTAATGCTTCCTGCAGTGCCAACTGTTGAACCTTCTTCTCTAACTATAATTCCATTTAAAGATCCTGCACCAAGTGATGTCACTGGTTGCCAAGACAATCCTGTTCCAGTAGAGGAAAGAACATAAGAGTTTTGTCCTGTAGTTCCTCCTACGGAAATTCGAGAGAACGTAGAAATACCAGAAATAGTTAAAGCAGTTCCTACAAGATTACTTGAAAGAGTAATGGTTGCTGTTGCCCCTAATGCAACTGCAGAAGCAGTAACATTACTTCCTACAAAATTTAGAGTTGTAATACTTCCTGCAGTACCTACAGTAGAACCTTCATCCTGAACTACAATTCCATCTAGAACTCCACCACCAACCGATGTTATAGGTTGCCAAGATAATCCAGATCCAGTAGAAGAAAGAACATATTGATTTTGTCCTGTAGTTCCTCCGGCAGAAATTGAAGTTAATGTAGAAATGCCAGAGATATTAAGTCTTTGTGCTGTTAAACTGGTTGCTGTGGCAACACCAAGAGTAGAAATACCAGAAATACTTAAAGCAGTTCCTACAAGATTACTTGAAAGAGTAATGGTTGCTGCTACTCCTGCAGCAGAAGCAGTAACATTACCTCCTACAAAATTTAGAGTTGTAATGTTTCCTGGAGTACCTACAACGGAACCTTCATCCTGAACTATAATTCCATTTAAAGTTCCTGCACCTACTGATGTTACTGGTTGCCAAGATAATCCTGTTCCTGTAGATGAGAGAACATAAGAATTCTGTCCTGTAGTTCCTCCTGCCGCAATTTGAGTTAAACTAGAAATACCAGAAATAGTTAAAGCAGTTCCTACAAGATTTGTAGAAAATGTAATATTTGCAGTGGATCCAATACCCGTAGCAGTTACATAATCACCAATAAGATTTAAAGTTGAAAAAGAAGATCCAGATCCAATACTTACTCCTTCATTCTTAATATCAAGACCACCAATCTTTGCTCCAATAAGATCGGTAAGATTTGCTCCAGACCCATAAAATGCTGTAGCACTTAGAATGCCAGTGACTTCGGCATTGCCAATTACATATAAACTTCTCCCTCCAGCATTGGTGGTTCCTATACCGACTCTGCCAATTGTTTGTAAGACGGTACTACTCTCAGTATAAGAACTTATACCGACTCTTAAACTTTGTTGTCTGTCGCTAAGGAACTTTGCCATTGTTCTATATTAGTTGAGTGTTTCTAAAATACTTGCAATAAACTTAATATTGGTTGCATTACTTGCCGATACAACAAGAACATCACCAGATTCAAGAACTAATTTTCCAGGCAAAAGGTTAGCAGTATCATTACCAGAAATTGGAAATTGCTTTACGATTTCTGTCGTAACTGCAATTCCTGATACAGTTCTACGATGAGAAAAAGAAATATCGTGTGATGTTGTATTGATATTTGTTGCTTGAGCTAAAAGAACAACTCCAGTATATCCAACAGGCGCAGTGTAAATTCCTACTGGACTTGTGGACGGAACGTTTGTGATAGTTTTGAATACGTTAAGTGCGAGTGCCATTCCGAATTAACCTCCGAGTGCTAGAATGAATGGTGTCATTGTTGAGAACAAACTCTTAGAATAATCTCTTCCTCCAATTTGACCTGTTTGTTGATTGATCACAACACCATTACCAATTCTAAAGTTTCCAGATTGGTCGGTAGAAGTAAATACTACAAGACCTCCATTACGTGCATCAGTCTCATTTTCTTGAATTGCAACTCCACCACCAGCAGGAAGTGCTTTTGCAATTTCAGTTCCAGATCCAATGTATTCTAAAGAGTGTCCTGATGCAAGAACTCTACTTTGTTTAAAGAATGGAACTGTGCTTCCAACACCAACAGCATAAGGAAGAGTATCATTCATTGTAATTGTACAAATTCCAGAAGGTGATATTGGTGTGGAACTTTGAATTGCGTAATAAGTTGGAAGTAAAACAGAAGAGGCAGTTGCAGTATTTATTCCAATATCAGGAGAACTAATTGTTATCGTTGGAGTCGTAGTATAACCTCTTCCACTTGATATAATTTCAATATCCGTAACAGAACCATTGCTAATATTTGCAACTGCTTGTGCAGGAACTCCCCACGAAGTTGGTGGAGAACTAATTGTTACTGTTGGTCTGTTTGTATATCCAGTTCCTCCTGCACTAACATTAATTTTATCCACCGTATAATAAAGAGAATCAAAATAGACAGCTTGACCATCAAAAGGACGAACTACATTAAGTTTTACAGTTCCTCCAGAACTCCAGGTATGTGGAAGTGTTGATGGTCCAACATTGACTGCAAATGAATTTGATGAAGGAATGGATTGAATTTCAAAAATATATCCAGATGCTCCACTTGGATAAGTTACAATACCAGGACCAGAGGGGCAAGTAAAATTAAGTCCATAAAGTGTGACACCCATTCCCACATTAAAATTATGTGCGGTACTAACTGTAACAGTTGTAAGTCCTGTTAAATTATTATATGTTGCTCCAGTTACAGTCAGTGTTGGTGTATCAAACTTCAATACAAAAGTGTCAGAGTTTGCACTTGCTGCAGAAGTAATGATACCCGTGTACTTGCGTGGTCCAACACCATCAGCAACCAATCCATAGTTTCCGAAAGATGAGTTAGAGTTGGTTAGATCGCAAGCAGCTCCACTTCCACAGTAAACTGCAATATCGTTACAAATTGTAAAAAGAGATACTAATTGTGCATATCCTTCGTTTGTAATAGAAATTCCAATACCACCTTGATTATATTGTGTATATGAATCAAGAACCATTGATTTGGTTGGTCCAATAGAATGTTTTCCATCGATCTTCATTCCAATACTATTTGGAATGAAGTTAGTACAGTTTTGAATATAAGGCGATTGGTTATTATATGTTGGAGCATTTGGATTAAATGCAAAAATCGCACCAGTATTTGCAGCACCTGCAAATGACATTTCTGCAATATAATCGCCATTTGCAACGTAGAAAAGATCTCCTGTATTTTGTGGAGTTACAGTAACATCTCTTAAACTATCACCGATGATACTGATCTGTGCAGGTAAAGTAATAGGATTATCTTCTATATAAGTCCCAGCACTAACTTTAATAACAGTTCCTGCTGTTGCAATTCCTGCTGCTGCTTTGATTGTTGCTTTTGCTTGATTAAATGTTGTTCCTTCGTTTGTATCACTTCCATCTTTTGAGACATAAATGATATTTGCATTTGCTCCTCCTGCGACGTTGAGAAGTTTTGATCCATCTCCATAGTATGTAATAATTCCTGTGGTTGCGGTAACAATTCCTGATGAAATTTGTACATTTGAAATTGTGGCTATACCAGAAACAGTAAGATAACTTATTCCTCTTACATCTGTAAGTGTAGATACACCTGAAATATAAAGTGCCGTAGCACCAATTCCACCATTAACATGTAGAGAATACTTTGGATTTGTAGTCGCAATACCTACTTTATTACTATCTTTGTCTGCAAATATGAGGTTATTATTGACTTCTATGCCGTTCTTGACGACAAAATTCTTTTGTACTGCCATAGGTGGAGAGCGCCAACCTTTTTACTTATTTATACTTAAACTGTATCTGCAATAAACTCAGCAATACATTTTGAAAAAGCAACTCTTCGATCGGTTCCAGTATTAGTAAAAACATTTCTAATTTTAAATAATCCACCTCTTGTTTCTGATGCAAGAGTTAAAGTATCGTGTCTTTGTTTGGTGGGCCTTATCCAATTAGGAGCAGTTGTAGACCTTGTAATCGTATAAGTTGATGCTCCAGTAAATGTTACATATCCATATGGTTGTGCCGAAGTAGAACCATAAAAAAGAATACCATCATATCCATCAGTAGAGGTATAAGTACTCAACGCAATAACTCTATACCCTCTGAATATCATCTCTCCGGTTGCACCATTAATTGTTCTCTGTGGTGTACCTGTAGAATTAACTGCAACTAATTGTCCAATCATACCACCGGGAGAATCTGTTTGTTCATCAGAATTAGTAATAACAATAGTTGTAGAACCTTTCCTTACATTTGATCCTATTACGCTTCCAAATCTTCCAGGCGCTCCTGTAGAAATTGCATTTGGAGTTGTCCATATTGACCAAAGGTTTCCATGAACATCCTCTGATTTTTCATCATTTCCAAAAGCAGATAATCTTCCTCTAGTAGTATTTGCAATTACATCAGTACAAATATTAACGACATGAGTAGTTGAATTTGAAAAATACCTTGTACTAGTCCAGTTTGTAATTGTTGCTGCGCCAGTTGCTTCACCTCTCATAAATGTTTGAGATATTGTTAATGTTCCATTTGGGTTTGAAATTGTAAATGAAGTTGAAGGATTTCTACTAAAAGCGCCAAAATAAGCATAGAGATTTGGATATTTTGTAAGATCTGTTCCTATTTTTTCTAATAGTAATGCATTTTGAAGTTCTCCAATAAATGTTCCATTACTATAAAAAGCACTCACATCGTTCATAGAACCACTTTGATCTTGATGAATGATTACATTTACTCCAAGTGATCTATTATTTCCTTTAAAGAGTATTGGTGATAAGTTAGCGACTACTGAACCGTGAAGAGCCATGAGATTTTATGCGTAGGTTGCAAATGTTCCAAGAACTTCCCAAACCGAACCAATTCTAAAGATACTGAATCCAAAGAAGTAATATCCAGCAGCAGTTCCCGTTGGTGGAAGATTGTTCAACCAACGAATACTATTTCCGCCAGTATTCAGAGCAGTTCCATTAATCTGGAATTGAATATTTGTAAGATTAGAAACAGTTGTTGCAGCGTTTAATACTACAGTATAATTTAATGCTCTATTATCAGTTGTTGGTACATTATTAATATTGATGACTGTAGTATCTGTGCTTGTTGTCCTAGTAATTGGTCCTGTCGTAAAATCACAAGTTAATGCAGTTCCTACAGTTGACTGATTATTGTAAATATCAGATACCTGTGTAAAGGTACAAATACCTGAAGAAATGTCACCTGCACGATTGAATGAGGAATAACCTTGTCTTGCAGGAATATCTGCATACCACTCACCTCTTTGTGCTCCGCTTACATTATGAATAAGATGAGATACATTTCCATTAATATTATTGGAAGAATTTCTACGAACAATTGTGTCCGGAGTAGTGGTTGCTGCAGATACAAATCCCTCTAGATAGTTTACATTTAAGTTAGAAACAACAGTGCTCGAAGCAACACTAATTGGAGCAGTTCCAGTTACAATGGTAGAATTGAATCTTTTTGCAGTTATTAATGAGGTTTCTCCAAGAACTGTAAAGACACCATTGGATAATAAATTTGCAATCTCCGTTTCTCCTGCATACCAACTAAATCCATAAGAATTATTCTGTGGAACAGACCACCATAATGAATCATTTGCACCCACACCAACTGCATAGTTTGTATGTGCATCAGTAGAAAGTCCTATTGCATTTTCATAGATGATTCTTGTGCCAATACTTGTTGTTCCAAAAGAAGGAGCAGCATATCCTAGATTTCCATCACCTGAGATTTTAAAATCTATTATATCAACAGGAGCATCTAATCTAACTGTTGCAAGACCGACTGCTGAATTAAAATCGACTGTGATATCAAATCCAAATCCATCTTTTGATCCTACAAAATTAAGTGCATTTGCATCACCAATGAAAGATCCTTCCGAAGAAATTCCAATCGTGTTATATGGATCACCTTCAAAATAGACTGTAGTAATACCTGTTGCAGAATCATAATCTTTACTAATGGTTAATCCAACTCCAACAAGATTTAATAGTGTAGAGAATCCTACAGGACCATTATTTGTAGAAATTCCAACACCATATAGAGAATCATTGATCCAACCAAAAGCCTTCCACTCATTATTTGTAGTATAAATCCAACCTGCATTTCCGTTAGTTCTTGGAGTTGAATTAAATTCAACATCACCATAATTACCAACAATTGTTGGTTTTGCATCAGAAACACTTAATCTTCTTGAAATATCTTCTTCTCCTTGAAGATATATTGAATTTGCTTCAACATCAGCATTTGTAGTGACTTTATTATTAAAGACTACAGGACCATTAAATTCAGATACAATGTTTTTATCTCTTCCACCTTCAACTTTTATAGAATTTCCAACAAATACCTTTTGAGTATCAGTAATATCAACAATCTCTGAAGAATTCTTTTCTCCTGTATTTGTAGGAACTGGAGTATCATAAGTTTCTTCTTTACCAGTTGCAGAATTAATTTTTTTATTACCAGTAAAAAAGTCACCATCACTATTCATACCAGTATAAACAATTAGACCACCATTAGTCTTAGTTGATTGTGCTAAGAAGATTTCACTCTTACTTAAAGAGCGATCTTGTTTATCTGGTAGTGATGTTGAATAATTACCGGGACCAAATCCAAGATATTCAAATGTATGACCCGATGCACGAATAATTGAGTTACGGCGAAGCTCAACTGGAGTTACTTTAATTCTACGAACAAGAGATCCTGCAATATGAGTTTCTCTTGGAGAACCTAAAATAGATCTAAAAATTTGTAAAGAATTTGACGTGACCGCTTGCTTGATTCTAAAGATCTCATTATCAATTAGCAGATAGTCTCCAAGATTTAATCCAAGAGCAACAGCATTTGGAACATTTAAAGTAGTTGAATCAGGATCAGTTGCAAGAATTGAAGTTCCAAGAGTTGTTGTAATGCCAGCATATTGATAATCTAAACGACCTGAAGTATTTTCAGTGTCTCTATCTAAATCGCCACCATAAGAAGTCAGAGTGGGACGATATGCATGTAAAGTTCCTGTCGCTAATGTAGAAGTTGTTGCACCAATTCCAATATTAATATCTACAAGAGAATTTCCAACAGAACTATAAAGTTTTTTGACAATAAAGTCCCCATTAAATGCAGATTGATTTGCGCCTCTAATTACAATTTTATTATCAACTCTGAATCCGTGACTAGTTGTAAATCCAACTGTTGCAAGACCAGTAACTGAATTATAGACAAACGTAGATACTCCTACGGCTTTATCGGTAAATAGATAACCAGAAGAAGATGTTACAATCGAACCTAGTCCCACTGCTGAGAAGTTAGAAATAGTGTCACCAGAAATTACATTAATTTCTTTTGGTCTTCCTGTAGTAATTTCAGAAACTCTATAAATTGTATTATATCCAGAGTTTAATGCAGAAGAAACTCCAGAAATACTAAGAGTATCTCCAATGTTGTTAGAAATAGATTCAACTTTTACAACACCAATGACATGACCTGCAGTGGTTGCAACACCAACAACAGTAAGTGTATTTCCAATACCATATGCAGAACCACCATCAATAATCTGAACTCCAGTAATTGCACCTGCAGTCACAGCGATTCTTGCAGTTGCATTTGATCCTGTAGTAGATCCTGCAAATCCTACTAATCTAGCATTATAAAGATTTCCCGTAAATGGAGCAGATGAACCATAATTACTACCACCACTTATAATACTAACTGTAGTAATTCCCGATAGTCCATGATCAAGTGATGTGTAAATGGTATGAGTAGTTCCACTAGATGATTGAATATTGGTAATTCCATATCCAACAACAAAAGATTCTAATGTCTCTTTAGTAATACTTTTTTGTAGGTCATTAACTACAACTTTTCCGATAATATCTGGAAGAGCGTGTGAAGTTGTTGAATCTGGATCAGAATTTGGATTATCATTATTTAATTGTGGATATAGATTTTCAACTGGTTGTGCAAATGCCAGGTTATTAAATGGTGCAACTGTTGGATTATTAGAATAATTAATTAGAGTTAAGTAATAAACACCATCCTGAACATTTGTGATGTATGGTTGAATTACTTGAGATCTATAAACTTGATAAGTTTTTTCATATTTCTTCCTTCTGAAGTATGGAAGACTTGATGTTCTACTAGAGGTATCGTTTGCAAAAGAACCAAGACTTAATGTTGTAGTATAAGTAAATTCTTTTGCGCTTAGAATAGATGTAACAGTATAAGTTCCGTTATATCCTGCAGGAGATACATTAACGATTTCTACTTCTTCACCAACTCTCAAATTATGAGGAATTTCTGCACGAATTGTGACAGTGCCAGAAGAGTAAGAAGCATCTGCAATAAACTTAGGATTTCTTAATAGAGTTGAATTTGAAATCGCGCCAGAAGAATTATAAAGTTGTGCAATTTCAGTGGTTCCAGTTCCTATAATGTTATTAGATTCCTGAAGAATAAATCCATCAGTTGGTGGTTTTGCTGTAGTAGAAGAATTTTTTGGAAGAACGTAACGAACTCGATAAAGAGTATCAATTAAACTTCTAGAGTCAGGTTTACGTGTTACATAAGATCTTGTAGTTGCATTTCCAAGTCCAGAAACTCCAGAAGAATTGATTACATCATAAATTTGATTGTTTGTAACATCTACATTTATATACCATTGATTATCAAATTGAACTGGATGTCCAATTTCTCCCGGATTTTTATCTGAAACTCTACTTACAATACTTAGAGTTCCTCCTTTATTGTTAAGAGTAATGGCAGTTGCTGTTGTTGAACCATTAATAGCATCACTTAAAGTTTTTGCAATTCTAATTTCATCTGTTCCAATTCCTGATGCAGATTCTTTAGTAATTGCATAATAAATTTGATTTGATTCTAATCCATCAGGAAGATGTCCATCATCAGCAATGATGCGAATTGATTCTCCATTCGCAAATGAATGTACCTCTGTTAATTTAAGAGTATTTAAAGTAATACTATTAATTCCTGCTGTGCTTCTTTCAACAGTAAATAATTTTTCTGATGAACTTTGTGTTGAATTGTAAGGTCCATACGGCATTACAATTCGTGAAGAATATGATGTAAGTGCTCCTCCAACAAAAGATTGAATATTTAATTCATCATTTTGCTTTGCGCCAATATGATAACCATCGATTAATACTTTTGGTGGTACATTTCGATTTGTTTCATTATAAAGATAAAGACGTGTAGTTGTACCAGCTCCTGCAGATTTTGATGTGGTAACTCCAACATCAATTGCACCGAATTCTACACTAATTTCAGTGCTTTCAATTTCTTTTGGTGGAATGATATGAGTGATATATCCATAATCATCTGCAGTAAATGCTTCTCTCTTAAATCCAGTTGCTTCTAATGCTTTTGCTCCAAAATTGGAATTAGAATTATTAAGAGCAATATCTCCACCATTTTCTGTTGCAAAGTGTTGAGCGTATCCAATTGCAAAAACAGAAACTAATTGTAAGAATGAATCATTTGTTGCTTTAATATGGAAGTTTTCATATTCTGGTTTAAATCTGGATCTTGAATTTGTATTAAGACTACTTAGTTTTGTTGAATCTACATATTTTCCAGTACCACTGTCATATCTTACAAATGCATTTTCATCTTTTTGCAATCCAATACCAGTGTATTGTGCCACGACCATTGATTTAAATCCAGTCGCCTTATCTCCATCAGCAAGAAGACCACACATTCCATAAACAGAACGAACAGAAATATTAAAGATATATGGAGATGCCGAAGTAACAGTATCAACAGAAAGACTTAAGGTTGATCCAGTGACTCCTGGAAGTGGATTTGCTGGTGCATTCTGAGTCTTATATGTAATTTGAGTACTGCTTGGTACAGTGTTGATTACATATTGTCCATCATATCCTTCAGCACTTATTCCACTAACTTGAATTGGACTATCAACACTCAATCCTTCAATTGTGTTTACAAGATCTACAGTAATCGTTGTTGTAGGAATAACTCCATCACCTGCACGAATACTTGTAATACCTACGGAAGCGCCTTTTGGTCCTACAATACGATACTCATCAATGAGTGGTTGAATATCTAGTGTTCCTGATCCATAATCTGGAGAAATTCCTCTACCCGAAGAATCTCCATAAACTGCTGCAATTTTTTCATAATACATATCCAAATCAGTTCTGGTTGTATCAACTTTAGATCCAACTGAATCGTTTAAAAAATCATCATTAATATAAACACCATTTACACCATCAGCATATTCAAATCCAGTAAGTTTATGGTGAGAAAAATTAGGAACAAATTGACTGGATGTATAATCTTTGTAGCAGTTTCCATTTGGGTCTGCATCCAAAATAGTAAACTGCCAAAAATAACAAGCGCCTGTTGTACGAAGAATAGCAGATCTTTCAATATTATCGTTTTCTGGATCTGGAACATAAAGTGGACGAATCTTAGTCTTACGAAGATCCATACCAACAATCGATGTTCCTCTTGGAACAATTACACCACCATGAATTGAATTAAGTTTATATAAAGGGTTATCTGGATTAGTTAGATCAAATCTTGTATCAATATCCCATTGTATAATGTCAGTTAGTCCAGTTAAACCACTTCTTGCGGAATAAGTTCCTGCACCTGTTGGAATATATCCGGGGCGGTTATCTACAATATGATCACCAGGATATAACAGAATTGTTGTTTTATTAAATCTATCGTTATTTAATCCACGCTGATATGAAAATCTTGCTGCTTCAATCAGTGCTCTTTGAATAGTTTTAAACGGTCTTGTTAAACTATTTCCTGAGTTTTCAATACTGTCCGTCGAATCAAGACTATTTGGATCAACATAAAGAATTGTTCCTCTTGCCGACTTAAGAAAATTATCGAGGCGTGAAAGACCCATCTTATTAATACTTATAGTTCCGTTATGGATTATTTATCATAAGAAAAAAGCACCCAATTACTTGGATGCTTGTCTGCACATTAAGTGCGCTCTTCCTTCACACCATATTATTTTACCACTTCTGCTCTTCCCACGTCAACTTTTTTTTCAATTCTTTATCAAACATCATCAAGTACCTATGTTTTCTGCTTCTTTCTCTCCACTCACCTTCCACACCTTTAGTCGGTCCTCTTGAGTGTTTTATAAATGAACCATCGGATTGTTTGATCCAGAAGTCTGATTTCCTATCAGTCAGACCGTAATACTTGAAATTTGTTGCACGATATATGATTCCAGTGTGGTGAGAAAAGTCAGCATAACTAAGAATAGCACGAACGCGGGCATCTTTTCTAAATCTCCTTATACAACGACTGACGAACCAAGATGTGATATTATATTCTTCTTTTTGAATATCTGGATGTATACAAAGTCTTGAGAGTTCGTATATACCTTCTTGTTGATTTCTTTCTAGACCAAAAGCACCTACTGCTATTTCCGGGACTGGTAACCCAGTAAAGATACAAGTGCCCAAGCACCCACCAATCCTAAGAATATCAGAAACTGAGGATCTGAAAAGCCCATAATTGAAACCAGATTTAAAATCTTTTGATTCGTCTTTAAGATAATGATAGGTATAAAGAAGTTCTTTGATTTCTTCTTTACCTACTCTATCTATAAAGTAATCTTGTTTCATTAAGTATTTTTACTCACTTTGTTTGCATTTTAACATATATTCTACAGTGTTTGCAACATCATTCATCGCATCACGAAGGAATGGTTGTTGTCCAGATTCTTGTTTGAGGATTGGTCGTGAATCATCAGTGAGAGTCCATCTCCACTGACTCATATCTTTACAATACCAGAGATTAATTTTCATGCTTGAAATGTTCCAGTTCGACCCAGTTAAGGAGGGTTTGAAATGCCGTGATGGAAGCATCCGTGCAATTATCATCCTTAAGTTTTTGAACATAATATTCAAGTGCTTCAATGACCATTTGGCGGTCTTGTTGTGAAATAAGTGACATTTGGAGTTATAAACTCAGAGCCCCCGACCGGAATTGAACCAGCGACAAACGGTTTACAAAACCGTTGCTCTACCACTGAGCTACAAGGGCATTTAATCAACAGGCAACATTTCTGGATTTTCTAAATCTAACTCATAAAGCAAAGGATGGCATTCTTCAAGCATTAGATAATATGATGCTTGATATAAATCCTCTGGTTCATATCTTCTTTCGTTATCTGCTAATTTGATTAACTCTAAGTCGAATAAAGATTCGTCATCGAGTTCATCAAAAGTGAATGGGATTGAATTTATAAAGTACATTAAAACAATTTGTTTTCCGCGATTGTACCAGACATATGCGGCATCAATTCTGTACTTCATAGGAGTTTTCCTACTACTTTTGATTATTTAGAGGATAAACCTCATAGGCGTGGTGGGATTCGAACCCACACTTTATTGATTTTAAGTCAATTTTCTCTGCCGGTTGGAATACACGCCCATAAAAACTCAGAAGAAACTGAGTTGACTACCTGATTCTACCACATAAGTCGGAGGATGTAAACGACAGTATTCATTAAATGTAATCTTCATTTCTTTGTTGGTAAGATTACAGTTCTTTGCTGCCGTTGGTACATTCCATTTTGCCGCGAACAGCATTTCCATTGATTCTCGTGTTTCTGGACGCATTTTAAAAAAAGTATCGTGTGAGAATTTTTACCGGGAATTTTTTCGACCAAAAATGGAACTTAAAGTGGATTTGCGTATGAGAGAGTCTCTTCATCCACTGTAGCACGAACAAAGTCTAGCACGTTCATAAACTCATCCACGGTATCACAGGTCACTTGCTTCTCTGACCCTTCACTGGAGTACAGATACACTGTACGTTTGATAGGGTCCACCACGCAGCGTGAGAGGTACTCGTCTTGCATTCGGTCGTCCGTTGATTACCTAAGTATCATAGCACCCTCAGGTACCCGTGTCAAGTAAATGGCGTGAGAGGGAGCACTGCGGTCCCAACACCAGCGACTGTAAACAAAATCTTATTATCTGGTTGAACTTCCATTGTGATTCCATTCACTGGGCCTTGAAGCTCTGCATTTATTTTTATTTCATCTCCTTGCTTCTCTTCAGTAAATACAAGTTCACCTGTAGTTTTAATGCCAACGATCAACGTCGTTTGCTTCATAGTATTTGTTAAGTCATCAAATTCAGTTCTAACTGATGTCTTAACAATGACTGGTTCCATTGGAGACAATCTATGAGTGGAAGCAGCTCCTGCAAAACTTGGAATATTTTCTGGAGGCAATCCTAGTAAAATGGGTGGTTCTACATAAGGCGACTTTTTGCCCGGAGGAATCAGTGCATTACTTACTGATGGTTTGTCTGTCGGTGTAAATTCAAATGGTTTTGGTACGACAACTCCCTGAGAGTTAATCGTTGTCCCATTACCAACAGGATTTATGATACTTATAATTGCAGCATCTATATCTGGTGTTAGATTCCCATCATAATCAAATGCTGGTGCGTATATATTTGGTGGTGTTGTCATACTATTCTCCTTTTACATCATAGTGATATCCAGCAATGGATCTCTGAGAATTATCTCCAGGATAATTTTCAATAGTCCCCTGATATTCTGGAATAAGTTTTTCGGTATCTTTTCTTTCTGCCATAATATAATAGAAACAATCAATAGGCATTCCACCTTTTGATTGAAGATAGACTTTTTCGTCATCCCACCGTTTTATAATCACATCTTGATGTGAACCGATTGGAGTTAGGTTGACTGTAATTGTTTGAATATCTACCAGACCTTTCCAATAATCTGGAAGAACAATTTCATTTCGGTTTTTTACTCTTCCTCTTATGTAGACGGATGCTTCTGGACCTTCTACGCAGGTATGAGTGAGTCTCCAACCTTCTTTTGTTGGGTGGGGGATATCAAAGTTTTTCTTTGCCGATAAGACGTGTGCTCCACATCCAGACTTAACTTCTCCAGAAGCTTTTAAATCGCCCTTAAGAGTTATATCATCATCTGTTTTTACTTTACCTTTAATAATTACATCATCATAAAAGTCTGCTTTATCAACAACCGAAAGTTTTTCTTTGATTCTTACATTCTCATAAAAATCAACGTCACCAATAAAAATTGCTGCTGCAGGTCCTTTTCTTGGTCCTTCACATCTAGGAGCACAAGACTTAGGAACATCTACAATTGCTGGACCTTTTCTTACGACAAGTGAGTATGGATTAAGTAGATCCTTACCCTTTTCCATTCCAATACCAATCACTCCACACGGATTAATTTCCCACCTATCAATAAATTGAAGATTTCCGCAGACAATTGGAAATGGTGCATCTGTATTTTTTAAAGGTCCTATCATTACAGTACCTTCAGTTGCTTCGAAAGTAGTGTCATTTCCAAATACTGCAGGACACTGAGAATATTGAGCACCTCTAATCGTGCAAGGACCTCTACCTAAGAGTTCTGGTTTTGCTTCGTCTTTTGTTATGTGCGATTGGTTATGACATAATACCTTATCAAAACTTGCCATTTTTAAATATTAAAAGTTAAGGGGGAACGCTCTATTTAGAATACTATCAGAAAGTGACAATGATGGTGGCTTGAGATTTGACGCTGCAGTTAAACTTTGCATATCACCCGTGTACATTTTTAAAATATTCATCGCAGTCATTTGCATTGATCCATCAGTGAAAATGGACATTTTTTCATTACCATTAATATTTACAGTTTTTCCCTCGATATTTACTCCTTCTTTGCCGTTAATATTGACAAATCCATTAGATGGTCCAGATCCATATGCCGTAATATCAATATTTTCTGCCTCCATACGAATTCTGCCACGAGTGGAAATAACAATATCACCGCTTTCTGCGTCTAACCAAAATGCAGGTTGTCCTTTTGGAATATTGTCACCACATTTGACTTGATATCTTCCACGGCATCTTGAGGTTATCCATCCTTTTCTTGGTCCAGTTTGATCAATAGTAATATATTCAAGACCACCTTGACCCTGGATCATTGCTGATGAAATAACTTGGTCTTTGTGAATATGACCAAATCTTAAATTTCCATCTTTGGTATTAATATCTTTTGTTTCGTAATTTTTAGATTTTGTCATTTTATCTTGGTATTATATCGAAAATTTGTCTTGGTGCAATTTTTCCTACACAATCAACAACGGAAATCAATGAAGTTCCTGGTGGAATTTCAAAAAGATCTTCCTCATTTAATATTCTAGTTACATTGAGAATTGGTTTAATCACCGCATTAAATCCGGTCGCAGAATCAACTACTATTTCAGGCAAATCATCAAAACCACATCCTTTAGACACTACTTCTACTTTAGTAATTTCACCTCTCGCATTTATTGTGGGTTTTAAAACAACTCCGTTATCTGGTGTTATTCTGATTTTATCTTCCGGCTTATAATTAAATCCAGGATCAGAAATTACCACACTATCAAAACAAATTAAGACCTTATATGTAGGTGTGGAACCAGGAGAAGCTGCAGAAGGAACTACTGGAGAAACTGCAGAAGGAACTACTGGAGAAACTGCAGAAGGAACTACTGGAGAAACTGCAGAAGGAACTACTGGAGGAATCGCAGGAGGAACTACTAGAGGAATCGCTGGAGGAACTGTTGGAGAAACTATACCATCATCTGATACTTCTATTGGTGATCTATAAGGGGGATTCCAAGTATCTCCTGGTTTTAGAGTTGAAGGTTGTCTGTCGTCAGGAACAGTATAATAAGTACCTTCTTTTGTTTTTACAAAACCTTCATCTGCTTCTTTCCAAGTTCTTCCATTTCCACCTAAACTTCCATCAAAAGTATTTAAATATCCATCACCAGGAGCATCGACATAAACATTTTTAACTTTATCACCGTCCATAATGACTTCTAAAGCACTTCCACTACCTTTTCCACACTCATCATCTAACACAGCAAATGGAGAAGATTTGTAGTTTTTTCCAGGATTTACAATATCAAATGCTATAACTCCAGATGAAACAGGACTAATAACAGCATTTGCCATAGCACCGACACCCTCTCCACCAAAAAACTGAACTTTTGGAGGTCCACAAGGTTGTGGTTCGGTAGGACAACTAATGTTTGAAAATGCAGTATCACTAATTAAATCTTTTTCAGGTTTAAGTGCTAAGACTTGATCGATAGTAAGTTCTCGTTGGAGTCCATTTTTATCTTGAAAATAAAATAATTTTCCTGGACTAGCTGCATCAATGGTCTTTGCTTGCTTTTTAGTTACATTATCAACACGAACTCCATCATTATCATAGAATGAAACTCTTATTGCTCTATCGGGAACTTTAGATGTATTAGCCATATTTAATAAAACGAAATCCTATCTTCTAATATATCTTTTTTGATTAAATCTCTTTCTTGTTGAGCAGTTGCTTGTGTTTCTCTATTAGTTTCTCCGACTTGAAGTTGATTAGTTGATTTTTCTGTTCCTTGTGAAACGTTAGATATTGGTTGACCCTCTGCTTTACCTTCGCTAAGACCTTCCGAAGTATTTTGAGAGTTACCGACAACATTCCTGTTACCATCAGACGGAGACTTATTGCCTCCTGGAACTGGAGCAGCAACATCACCACCAGGAACTGCAGGTCCAGCAAGATTTAACTCATTGTAATCTGGACAAGATTTTTCTTCATCACATTTAAAGAATTCTAAAATTCCAGTTACCATATCAAGAGCATTAAAAACACTTCCTGCAACAGATGAAATTGCACTTCCAATTCCTTTAGTAAAAGCAAGAATAGGATTTAATATTGAATCTAAACCTTTTGTAATATCACCAAAAACATTATTTAAAAATCCAGAAATTAAATCTTCAGTTGCACATAAAGGACCATTGACTGCTTTATCCAAAAGATTTGAAAGCAAATTCTTCATTAATGAGGTAAGACCTCTTCCAATTTTCTGAAAGATACAGTTGAGTTTTTCTAAACCTTTTTCTACAATTGAACTAAAACTAGGCACTTCTCCCGGAAACAAAAATCCTTGAACTTGTTTTACTCCATCTGCAATTTTATTTTGCACATATGACATAATATTTCCCATAATAGAAGTCATGAATGATGAAACAAAATCACTTGCTTTATTAAGCAAATTGTTCACCTGCCCAATAATAGAATCTGCAAATGAAGTAACTTCTCCAGCAAACTTTTTAATTTTTTCAACTTCATTCAAAAGATTTTTAATGACCCTCTGAATTCCTTTCATTTCTGAGTTCTTCTTTTTACAAGAACTTATCAGAGGTCTTAATATTTTTTTATCCTCATCTTGCATCAAATAAGATTTTACAGGGTCAAGATGCAAAGAATCAAAAGTATAAAGTGGAAAGTTAGATGGTCCAGGAACACTGCCTAAATTTAACTTACTAACAGTTCTAAAGTCAGGAAGTTTTGCTATGTTGGGATTATTAAAAGTTGAATCGTAAAGTTGATATCCAAGAGTATTTTGCGCTTCTTTTGTTTGTCTTGGTGGAGACAAACTTGGTTGAGATGCTTTTACAGTTGCTAAAAGAACTTGTCTTTCAATTTCATTCTTAGGAAGTCCTGCTGCTGTTGCTGCTTCTCTAGCAACAGTTGCAGCAGAAAACTCCTGTCTTGTTGGAGTTCTTGCTGGATTTAAAAGATTTTTAAGTTGAGCTGTAGTTTTATTGTCTAAACTTTGACCATTACCTTCAGCAGATGTTGGATTTGAATTTGGTGATGGACCACCTCTTTCCTTAGGTACATTGTTATTTGAGTTTCCAAGAACACCATCAATATATGGTTCTTGTCCACCCATTCCATCCATAAAGAATCCAGTGACAATGCATCCTGCAGATAATGATGGAGTTTCACTAAATCCACCCATACCAGAACCCGAAGTAACTGGCAACACAACGTTTGCCATTACCATTTGATCTGGAGGTATGACATTCATATCTCCAGTATGCCAACTAAAAATTCTTACTTTATAACGATATCCCCATCCCTTTATGTCAGGAAGTTGATCAAATTTTTGTGCAGCAATATTATCTCTCCAAGTTTCGCTAGATTCAATGCGACCAAACCAACGAGGAGGATGTGTTAGGAATTCAGAATCGAAACCTTTTCCAGTTGTTACATCAGACATTATTAATCATCATAAATTCTACACTCTAACGCATTCGGATTTTCATCACAGTACATTTCAAATCCTGTTGGGTCGTGATCTGTGTCTGGATGATTGACTTGATATTTCTCTAAAGCATCAAGTTCACCTTCTAAATGACGACGACGCTGACCACTGGTATTTGGATTATCCAGTTCATCACGATCATCATTAATATGTTGTTGAAGTGTTCTGTCCATATGAACACACGATTGATTGATATTATTTATCACATCTTTGCAGGTTTTCTACCATAGGAGTCACGAATTAATTCGATGTTAGTATAAGTTTTATTATGTGAAATAGTGTGACACAATGCAGAGATTAAATATACTCCACTCATTCTTGGATTATAAGATGGATTTGGTTTGTTTGTTAATTCTGGAAAGTCGCAATGAATCAAGTCGCCCGCTCTCAAACTAAAATCTCCAGCAATAGTTATTTTAAGCGTAACTGTAAATAACTGATTGTATCTTGCTGCTGCTCGACTCTGAATCTGCTGTTTATCAATATCGGGTTCTTTGGATTTTTTAAGTTGGTCTTTGAGACTCTTACCTTCAGGAAGAAATCCAATTGCATCCATACTCCAATTGAAACGAGATGCAACTGCAGTAAATTCAGGGTTTACAAATTTGAATTCTGTTCCCCCAGTAATCACAACATCTTGTTGAAGATCTAAGTCTATTGGTTTCTGTGCGTAGAAACTCTCAAAAGCATCAACTCCTTTATTTTCGGATGAATAAGTTCCCATCTGGAGTTTAGATTGAAAATCTCCAGAGTCTGTTGATTCATAGTTTAAAATTTTTCCATCATATCCAACAGGAATTACTGTGGATGTTGTATTATTGAAGATATATTTTTTAATAGCAATTCGATCAAAAAGTTTATCCACAGACTTAAACTTATATCCATCAGCATTTTCAAAGAATAAAAATCCTGCGGTCTTTCCAAAAGCATCAGGTATATTTGGAACTGATTTTTTTGCTAACCAATAGATTGTCCAGAATGGTTTTTTGGTAGTTCCAATAAAGTTGAATTTGTTTTCAGTAACTTCAATATCAAGTTCTTTTTCTGTTTTCAAATTTTCTTTTAGAATATTTTCAACATGATCTGATATTCTTCCATTATATCTTTTTATAACTCTAGAGTCTGCAAGTTCATTTTGTAAGAATTCTCTTGATGCAATATCTAAAGCAAAGACACTTTTTTGAGTATGCTCAGATATTTTTTCAGTTTGGTTTAAACGAAACGCATTTGTTTCAGTAATAAAGGAAAGTTTGTTTGGAGGATTAAATCCATCTTCAATTTGTAAATATATTTTTTCTCCGTTACCGACTTTCAATGCCTCCGCAAATCCAATAGAAGCACCGGTGCCATCATCTGCATTTCCAGATTTTCCAGTATCCACGACCATTGCTCTAATATGAATACTTTCTGATAAAATGTTCTCATAATAATGTAATTCTGCAACACCTTTATTCAGGGCAATCGGATCTCCTCCTGAATTTGGAAACAACTCAAAGATAGGTATATTATTATCAGATTTTTTAAGTGATTCTGTTACATCTATCATACTTTTATCCGTACATTAGATTGTCGTTCATTTGTTCTCCCATAGTATCTATGGTTGAATAATCATATGATAAAGAAGATTTGGATGTTCCACCCACCATTTCTCCAGAATCTCCAATAGGAACTGGAACGAAAGCAACTTCAGAGGATCCATATGGCATCTCATAATCAGTGTACATACTCAGAGAACTAATAATTGCTGGCATATTTTTTTGTAGTGAAGTTTTATCATAGACATTATAATTAAGAATATCAAGAACACCCGGTGCGACTTTTTCAGTTAATTCGTATGAGTCATTGTCGATTACATATTCTTTTCCTCTCTCACCAACTCTTGCAATATGAGGACCGTCTAAAGTTTCTCCACCCTCTTCATAAGCAACGTGAACATGATTTGAGTGATCAGATGGTTCATTTTTTCCATGAAGAAGTTGTACTGGTTTAACTCCTTTCATTCTATTAAATTCTGCAATTGCTTTTAGAATAGGACCTTGTTCATGAGTGTATGCTCCAATATCAAGTGCTCTACCTTGATAATGAAGAGACCCTTTACTGTGACCCGATGTTAAACTATATGGCGGATGTTCTGGATGGCGATGAATTTGTGAATATTGTTCTCCTGCTTTTAATTTATTTTTAAGATATCTACCAAGTTCACCTGCAATTTTGCTACCAGCAGAACCATAACCTTTTCCTAAAGTAATATTTGCATCACCTCCTCCACCCATAACAACAATATCGCCAAGTTGAGGTGCTCTTGCTGGACCTGGATTTTTTGCTCCATAAGCTCTAGCAGCAGGTCCAACAAACCATCCAAAGAAATTATTAGGAGCATTTTCTTTTCTTCTTACATCTCCAGGTCCAGGTTGATTACTTCCTCCCATGAAATCAGTTCTTCCACCAACAAATTTTCTTGCTTCTTCTTGATATTTTGAGTTTTTTAATGCTGCTGCAGTTTTTTGTAAATCTGATTGAGATATTCCAGTTGCAGCAGAAGCTGATGCAAGATCCTTAATAGCGTGCCATTCTGGGTTTGGAACACCAGTTTTTCCTCTTCTTGGATATTTCCAAGTTGGTTCAAATTGCCCTTGTCTTAAAACTATTTGTTTGATAGTTTTTCCGCCATATATTCCAGAAGAAACTCTATTATAAATTGCTTGTGCGACATCAGCAGAACCTTGTGGGTCTGAGTCTTCCATTCTGGCAATAGCAACCAATGTCCAGAAGTCAGCATTACCACCAGTCACAGTCATACCAGGACCCACATCAAGACTTGAATCTGTTTTGCCTTTCTCTATATTTTCTTGAACCATTTCTTCTCTACCAACAGGTCTCAAAGAAAGTTCTTTTGCTAAATCACGAATCGTTTCATCTACTTCTTTTGAAACCGAATCCTCTACAGATTTTGCAATTATATCAGTGTAGTCTTCTCCTGCAAAAAATTGCTTTATATCTACTTCACCACCACCAGCAAATCCTAAAGTTCCTGACTTGAAAGTAGATTGCATCCAAGTATTTAAACCTCTACCTGCATTTTTGTAATCTAATGCATCTGGTTTCTGACCAAGTACGGTTTTAATTGCGAGTGTAAAAAATGGTCCAAAGAAATCAGTTCTTCCTAGAACATCATTACTCTTAATTAAAAACTCCTGAGGATTTGCAGACTTTTCTGTCGATTTTTTTGGTTGCTGCTGTTGTTGATTATTACCAAACAACCCTCCCAAAAATCCAAATAGTCCGCTTGATTTTTCTGGATTAGGAAATAGTTTTTGTACTTTATCTTCTCCACCAGTACTCGCACCTGGTTTTATTTTTCTAGGAGTGAATGATATTGATCTTGTTTTTTTCTTTTTCTTTATAGATCTACTTGGAGTTTGTGATGCTCTTCCTCCACCAGCAGCTTTTATTCCCTTTTGTTTCTTAGGAGTTACTCCACCACCAAAGAAAGCGTCATATAATGCTCCACCAATAGTATCTCCAATATATCCACCTATTAATCCACCAATAAAGTTACCTGCAATAGGAACAACAGAACCAGCAGCTACTCCAACAGCACCCAAAAGTCCAGCACCTATTGCCCTGAATGCTGCTCTACCAGGATTTTCTCCAAGAGCAACAGACAATCCAAAATCAATTAGTGCTCCAATAACTGGAAGAGGAATTCTTTTTAAAAATGGTCTAACAGAAGAAAGTAATGCCTTATTTCCACCTTTACCAACAGTTACTTTTGGTCTTTGTCTTAATGGATTTCTTATGTCTGGTCTTCCTAATCCACGACCTCCAGACGTTGTTATCTTTGGTCTTCCACCTTGTCCCGGTCTAGGACGTGCGCCTGCTGCTGCACCAGCACCACCACCGCCACCACCTTTTCCAAGTCCACCAGAACCAACGGCTACCATTCCTGCAATAATTGCAAGATTTAAAAACTTATTTAAAAGTCCTGATAGTTGATCAAATTGCTTTACTCCACCCTCTCCAAAAAGATTCTTTGCAAATCCTCTTGTTGCATCATATGCTTTATATCCCCAATCAATAAAAGTAACTAATCCATTTAAAAGTTTTCCACCTACATCTATAAAGAAATCTGCAACTTTAACAATGACAGGAAGAACCTTTAAAAGTTGTGGAAGAAATTCAATCAGACGAACTGCAAAGAATCCAAGTATAGTTTGTGTGATAAAATTTTTAATCCAATCTATAAATCCCATCTTCGGAAGAGATGGTAATTTAATACCTTTTACTTCTTGTGGTTTTTTACTCTCTAATTCTTTCTCCTTTCCTTCAAACTTTTCTTTTTCTTTGCCTTTTCTTTTTATTTCTTCTTGTTTCTTAGAGAGTAAAAAAGAATCTTTTAGAAGTTTATCAATAGTAATTACTTTCTTTTCAATTTTAAAAAGTGTACTTCCGAATGATTTAAATGATTCTTTTGCTGATTCTTTTCCTACTGGTGGTTTTACTACCAAAGACTTTTGATATTTGATGATAGCAGAATTTGAAGATGGGAGTAGTTTAGCCATTATTTCTTATTAACCCCCAATGTACTTCTTGCAGTTCTTGTTGAACTTGCGCTATGAGTTGGATTTTGTGTTCTTGGTCTTTGACTGTTAGAAGGTCTTGCTCCACTTCCTCTTTGCCCGCCGGTATAAGGTGTCGCAGATGGTTTTGGTTTTGGTTTTGGTAATGGTTTAACTGGTTTAACTCCAGCATTTTTTGGTCTAGAAAACTTTGATTTGTATGGACCAGATTGTTTTCTTCTTGGATCATTGGTACTATACATTGTAACCGGAGAATTTGATTTCGTTGGTGGTATTGGTTTTCCTTTATCATCAGTCGGCGTAAAACCACCACCTAAATCAATTCCTTTACCGCCAGGTCTTATATTACCCCATCCAGTATTTTGATTTATTCTCAATATACCAGAAACTGCTGAGAACAAAGCTGGGCCGACATTACCTTTTTTCAAATTTGATCTGGCATTTTTAAAATAATGAGACGCTGTTTGATTCGCTTCATACGTGTCATCAGTTGTTGCTTTGCCACTCTTATCCACTTTAAAATTAAATTGACCTAGAGCAAGATTGGCAAGTCTATCTCCCATTAATTTATTATAATCCGTTTGACCCAATCCAACAGCACCAACTCCACCTTGTCCTCTTCTCTGTGCTTCCAAAATAGCAGGTTTAACATATCTACCTAGAGATCCACCATCATCAACTCTAAATGCTTTTCCAAGTGGACCCATTAATCCTTTTACTGCATATTGAAGACCAGTCAATTTGGCTCCAAAATTTTTAACTCTTCCACCAGATGCTTTTTCTACAAATTTTTCAAACCCCTCACTCTTCAATCCCATCATTGCAGTTAAGTCGGGAGTTAATCCTTTATTTTGAACATCCTGAAATGCTTTTTTGACAAATCCTAAAGGTCCTTTATCTTTTTTTGGATCATAAAGACTTTTTATCCAAGCATCACTTTTATTGAGATTTGCTTGTGCTGTTTTTGTCAAAGCTGCTCCAGGTTTTAATTCTCCAGACTTTACCAATGCATTTTCACGTTCTGTTCCATATTTTTCGAGAGCTGCTAAAGGAGAATCAACTACACTAAGAACTTTATTTTTTGCTCCAGCAAGTATTTTTGAACCTGAAGAAGTAATGTCACTTAATTTTCTTTGACCATAATCAAGTATATTTTTTTGTAAATTAGGATTATTAATAGATTTATATACTTGATTTCCAATTTGATTTAAATTCGGTCCAGACATTTTAAAACCAGAACCACTAGACATACCAGAAATTCCTGCTCCAAAAGATGATCCCCAAGTACTTGGTCTATCTACGTCATATCCAAGTTTAAACTTAATAAAATCTTTTATACTTTTTGTTGGATCATTTTGATTTTTGTTATTACCACCAGATCCAATAAGTCCTCCACCATAAGCATAAGTAGTACCGTTAACAATTTGTGGTTTATTAGTTCCACCTCCAGCAGCATTCATTGCTTCGAAGGTTTCAACTCCATACTTATTAACAGCACCCGCTGACACAACGAATTCACCATCGGTAAGCCATGCAGGAACTTTATCTCTTCCTTTTGGACCTCTTACCAATCCATACGTAGATCCACCACCATTAAAACCGTATGATTTGGTTTTACCTGTTTTTAAATATTCTAACTGCTCATCAATCTCAGCACCCTTTCCTTGAAGCCTTTCAAAGATATTAAGATTTGCTTTTTGCTGTTGTAATTGTTTTATTTTATCTTGAGTACTTCCAGAAGATTGTGAAGTTTTTCTTTCCTGTTCATTTACAGTGCCAGGAAACATTGCAGGTATTGTTGCACCAGCAGTAAACAATGCAACCGCTTTTCCTAAAGGAGTGTTTATAAACTTTAAAAGTTTAGGTATGGCAACTTTACCTATTTGAAATATAAACCTTCCAACTAATCCAACAGTACCACGAATAAACCTACCAAAAGTGGTTCCAAAAAGAACATATGACCCAAGTATTGCAGGCCACCAATCTTTAAAAAATCGAATAAGATTTTTTATTTTTCCTTGATTTTGTGGATCAGCAAACCAATCAACTAATTTTATTAATATTCTGCCAAGAATAATATTCTTAATAAAATTAACTATTTTATCCCAAACAGATTGAAAAGGTTTTGTGATAGTAGATACAACCTTTTTAATTCCGTCAAAGATTTTAGATTCAAATTCTTTTTCTTTACCTAACCTTCTCTTACTTTCTGCGTCTTTTCTTTCTCTATCACTTCTTTTTTTATTATCTTTATTGATATCAGTTAAGGTTTTAATAATAGAATCTAATGTATTATTGATTCTTGATAAAACATCTAAATCATTATCTTTCTTCTTGGAAACTTTTTCTATTTTATTTTTTGTTTCTTTTGGAACTCCACCAACAGGAGCAAGCATCAATCTTTTTTGTGCTCCTTTAATTTGTTTACGAATTCCACCAAGTCCAAGTCCATTTGCAGTAACTTTAGAACTTTTTGGAACAATTTTAAATCTTCCTTTCTTTCCTCTTACTCTTTTAAATTCATTTTTTATAAGTTCAACTTCTGCTCCAGAAATTTTTCTACGAGCAGATGTAACTTCTATTAAAAGTTCTCTTAGATATAAACTATAAATTTGATAATCGAGTTCAGCAACCTCATTAGGTTCTAAAGCTAGTAATCCTAAAATTACCTCATCTATATTCTCTTTGGGTAAGTTCGGACTACCAGCCATTTTTACTTTGTTGCTGTTGTTTGTACTCTTCTTCTTCTATATGTTGCTTGAGAAGTTCAACATAAACGTCTCTTTCCCAAGGAATCATATTTTCAATTTCAGTCAATGAATATTTATGATACTGCATTAACGAAAAATTAAGTCTAAAGTAATTTTCAAGGTCCATATGGACCATTATTATGCGAAAAAACTTGATAATCCCTCAAGAACTACTTCACTTTCAACATCAGTAATCGGATTTTTAACAGTAACAGTGTGAGATAATTTAGGCATCGTTTCAAAGAACTTTTCAATTTGCTTAAACTGACCTGAATTCATTTGATCTAAAAATTCCATCAATTCCTTTTTAGTTACATCAGAAGCACTCCAAACCTCGTCTTCATTATAAATTTTATCTACACAAGAAGCAACAAGTTCAAAGGATTGCTCCATTGCATTATTACTAGAAAGATCAAAATTATTTTTAATAAACTGATCTAATGATGGATACTTCATTTCCATCATTAAATTATCATCAAGTTTAATTTGTTTGATATGTTCATTGTTTCTTTGAACTCTGATATCATCAACATTAATTTTTATAGGTACAGAAGTTTCTCCGTCATCTGGGCAAATAACATTAACTTCAATTTCTTCTCCTACTGACTTTCCTCTAATATTCAAAAACAAAAATTCAATATCAAATGTAGGAAGAGATTCTACTTTGATATTTTTAGTTTCTATACAATTTTTAATAACTGTTTTGATTGCATTAGTAATCTGCTTTGTATCTTCAGACTCTAGTGCAATGACTAAAAGTTTTTCTTCTTTAACTAAAAATGGTCTATATTTTACAGTCTGTCCAGTAGAAGGCAATTCCAACTCATAAGTTGGAGTGGCAATTTTTGGTAAAGGCATAATCTCCCAAAACAATTCAGGTACTTTATTTATAGCAATATGCCAGATTGAGAAGTGGCACAAGGTTGTGCCACAGAGGAAAAATTCGTACTATACTGTAAAAGTAATCAATCAAATCAATGAAAAAACTTTTCTTTTCTCTAGTTTTTCTTTACGGTGTTTTGGGATCTGCATTTGTTGCGAGTGAGACTGTAAGAGATATGGCTCTTCTAGAAAATGCTGTTCGAAACGGATATGAACACGCTGAAATGCGACATAGAATGAACGTGGCAGCAGAAGGAAATTGGTTTTTATTGGGTAATCTTATTGCAATTGCAGGAGCTTTTGGTCTCTGCCAAAAAGATGATAAAAAAAATATTTAAAATTCTACTAATAGTATCTCTAACATATTTTTCAGTTGTTAGTTGTACAGTAACAACTGTTTATGTTTTGAATGAGTCTCTAAAAGATACTCAATCAACAGATCTTTTTCCAAACTGAGGGTCTTCGGACCCTCTTTTTTTTATGCAGCAATATCAAACCTAAGGAACAATACCACCGCTTCCGGGATTAATTTGATTGAAATTCAATCCTAGACTTCTAGAAGTTTGGATATCACTGACTCCAAATTTAGGATTTGTGAAATTGGGATTTTCTTGAAACTGTCCATTAGTTATTGGAACTCCTATCGCTGGAGTTTGAGTTGGTTCTGGTTCAACTTCGTTTTGAGATACATTTCCTGCAACATAACGATCATATGTAAAGGAAACAGTTACTTTAAGAAGTTGAGAAGAATCATAAGAAACTGGCATTGATCCCACAGAAATTGGAAAAGCATTAATAAATTTATATGTCATTCTTCCTGATGGTCTTCTTGTCCCAAGATCTCTTTCAAATTTTGTTATGCTAATGAATGGAGATTTATATTGCTTTGGATATTTAACTCTGTAAAAATTTGTAGTGTCATCTGAATTTGCAACCTGCTCTCCAGTTACGAATCTCATCCATGCTTCGAAGTATCTAATTTGATCATATCCTTTTCCTACACTTCCAGAGTTGACATAAAAAGTAAAATCAACACGATCATCATATAGTCTTCTATATGCATGTCTCTGGGTTACGCCAGTAAAATCATTATTCAATTCATGAGTGGTTAATGAGGATCCAGGCAAAGAAGCATCAGAGCAAGAAATCGAAAGAAGATCGGTCATATCAAAAGGAAAACCACTCTGCTTTATAAATGATTCTGCTTCTGGTGGAGGGTTTATATAAACTTCATAATGTGAGGTTAATGCAGGTTGCATTAACTTTGTTTTTATAAAACTAACATCTCTTACTCTTGGATTTGGTGAAGCACCTTCAGTAAATTTTGAAGGCAATCCAGTTCCAGGACTTGTTCCAGTTCCCGAAGTTGTTGTAGTTGATGGAACAGGAACTCCAGGTGCAAGATTTATTCCTTGTTGTGCGAGTGTAAATCCACTAATTGGATCTGCCATCTATCTATAAATACTTTTACTGTTATATTATGTATGCTGAAAAATGGCAGAAAGTATTAAAAGTATCTACAAACCATCTTATCCAGAAAAATACAAAGGTGATGCGAACAATATAATTTGTAGAAGTAGTTGGGAAAGACGTTTTTGTTATTATTGTGATCACAATCCAAGCATTATTTCTTGGGCATCAGAAGAGTTTTGTATTTCTTATGTGTCTCCTGTAGATGGTAGAGTGCATCGATATTTTCCAGACTATCTTATTAAAATCCAAGAGTCAACCGGTAAAGTTAAAACTTATGTGATTGAAGTGAAACCAAAAAAACAAACAGTGCCACCAAAGCAGAAATCAAGAGTGACCAAATCTTACTTGCATGAATGCAGAACTTATGCAGTAAATCAAGCAAAGTGGAAAGCGGCACAAGAGTGGTGTGCAGATAGGATGTTAGAATTTAAAGTAATCACAGAAGAGGAGTTATTCAACTAATGGCACTCACTGGATACGAAAAAGCGTTAGAACAATATACAAAATCAGAACTAGTTGAAATAGCAAAAACATATACCATATATTACCAGACATCCTCTGGTGTTGGACAAATAAGTGGTTATAGTAAACTAACAAAACAAGAATTAATTAACTTAATTAAAAAGGATAAAGATTATCAAAAGGCTAAACCAAAGTCAAGAATTGAATTATTAAAAAGTAGAATTGTAAATTTAACAGATTCCGAAGATATAATGATGGTTATTTTAGAAATTTTTAAAGATGTTGAAATGATACCAGAACCGGGAAAATTTTATACTTTTGTTTATAATGCAAAAACTCCTAAACTTAGATATGACCAACATCCACTGATTGCTTGTACCGAAATAAAAAAATGGGGATTTACTGGAATTAATTTTCATTGGAGAGAAACAAGAAATTATACCTGGAATGAGGTAGCAGGACAACTTCATAAAGTTTATTATGAAGAACTAGACGAAATGCTTTCAATACCTTACGCAAAATATCTTACCGTTCCTGAATAAATAAATAAAAATTCCAATAAATGTCTCATACTCTACAAAAAATTGAGATGACTAATCCTCTTGTAAATGAGGAGGAGTTCTGATGGCAGCGGTTAAAAGTGGAATTAATAAGGTAGGAAATAATTATTATCAATCAATAACATTAGAAAATTCAGATGGAAGTGTAGGAACAACTTTATATCGTGTCGATGCCAAAGGAAATAATGGAGTTCCAATTTATAATGTTGATAAACCATCTGGGTCAAATACACTTGCCAAATCTTTTGATCCTAATGCAACTGCTGAAGAAAAAAAATTTCTTTCAGATCCAAATTCACAATTAAGTAAAGTTAGATCTCAGCAAGTTACTTCATCAAATCCAAATGCAACCGTTACACAAAAATCTGCGTTAGCACAAGCAGGTGGTGGAAGTGGAAATGCTGCGAATAAACCAGAAAGTGAAGATGGACAACAAGGAAATACCACAGCATCTGAATTCAATCAAGAACAACTAAATGCATCTATTAGTGATGCTGGAGTTAGACAACAATATGGCAATTACAAATATCCAATAGACGCTCAATTCAATCTTCAAGATTGTATTAAGTTTTCAATGTATAGATATACTCCAAAGAAATTTAATGTTACTCAAAATTTAGGTGGATTTTCTGGATCAAATAAAGGATCTGCAATGGGTACAGTAACCCTACCCATTCAACCCGGCATCTCAGATTCTAATGTTGTTCAATGGGGAGAATCCTCATTAAACTCTTTGCAAGCATTAGCGGGTGCAGCAGCACTAGCAGGGATTCAAAAGGGTGGAGAAGGACTAGGAGAATCTTTAGAGCAAATATCAACAGGACTTCGTGACAAAGGAAAATCTGGAGATATAAAAGCAGGACTGGCTGCGTATTTTGCAGGTGAAGCTGCAGGAGCAAACACTGGGTTTTTAACAAGGGCAACTGGAGCAGTTTTAAATAATAACTTAGAATTGCTTTTTCAAGGTCCATCACTCCGCTCTTTTACCTTTAATTTTTCATTATCTGCGAGAGAGAAAAAAGAAGCAGAAGAAATAAGAAAAATTATAAGACTTTTTAAACAAGGAATGTCTGTTAAAAGATCTTCATCTGCACTGTTTTTAAAAACACCTAATATTTTTGATATTCAATATTTGCATAAAGGTAAAGAGCATCCATATATAAATCAAATCAAAACTTGTGCGTTACAAAATTTTGTTGTTAATTATACGCCAGCAGGAAATTATGCAACGTATGAAGATGGTGCAATGACTCAATATGATCTAACACTAACATTTGGTGAGATTGAACCACTATTTGATGATGATTATGGCCAAAGTGATGATGGTAAAATAGGTTACTAAAATGGCATCTTATTTCAGACAAGTTCCAGACTTCGAATACGTCTCTAGAAATCCAGGAGACAAATATATCTCAGAATATATTACAGTCAAAAATCTTTTCAAACGTGGAAAGTTGAGAGAAGATATTTTTGCAAATCTACAATTTTTTGAAAAATATTCAATCGTTGGAGATGAGCGACCCGATAACGTTGCGTATAAATTTTATAATGATGAAACTTTAGATTGGGTAGTTCTTCTTTCAAATAATATTCTGAACATCCAATCAGAGTGGCCAATGACTCAAAAAACTTTTGATAAGTTGATGCTTGAAAAATATGGTTCTTATGATAATCTTTATAATGGAGTGCATCATTATGAGACTGAAGAGATCAAGAATTCATTAGGTATTACAGTTCTTAAAGGCGGTATTCATATCTCTCCAACTTGGAAAACTAATGGAAACTTTATTGAAACAATCAACTCTATTATCACAAAAATAACTGCTACAGGTAAAACTGTAAGAGTTGATATGAAAAACAACATACCAGGAATATTTTCTAGTAGTCAAGTTACAATTGATGGTGTATCTGAAGTCCAATACAATGGAAAATTCAATGTAAAAGAAATTTTTGACAAAGCATTTACCTATGAATTACCAGAAACTCCAAATAACTTAAGTCCAACAATTTCTACTTCTAAAAAAGAACAAGTTGTATTTGTAAAAAGCATATTCAGAATTATTGGAACAATAGAAAATGCATCAGATCAACTTTTACAAAATCAATTCCCAGATGCAGTATCTGGAAATGTAGTAGTTGATTCAGAAACTGGAAATTCTTGGACATACAACGGGTTCAATTGGATAGATGAACCTACATTAAAAAGTTTAAATGCATATTACTATGAATATTGGGATCCTGGTCTCGGATATCCCGTTTTAGTACCTTCAACTTCTTTCGTGAAACCAGTAACAAACTATGAATATGAAAATCAAATAGAAGAAGCAAAAAGAAATATTTTTGTACTAAAAACAAAATATTTAAATGTAATCTTTAATGATATGGATGATATTATGCCATACAAAAAAGGTTCTCAGCAATATGTTAGCGAGAACCTTAAGAGAGGTGATAATATCAGACTTTATGAGTGATCAATCCTCAGCAAGTTTTTGGAAATAACTGAGAGCATCATCCTCATCTTCATCATCCGAAGTAATCTTAGGAAGTGAAGGTGACTTACTGCGATTGTAAGACTCCTCAAGTTCTTCCATTACTTTACTTTCACGACTTACGGGAGTACTGTAAGATTCATATTCATCTTCTTGCTCAACCACAGCACGAGATTGAGTAGGTGTATTAGTTCCACTAATACCAAGAACATAATTCATACGCTTCTCAAGGTCTTCATATGATTTGAACTGGTCTGGAGCAGTAATTGCAGAGAGAGAATATTCTTTCTTCCAGATTGCTTCCAGTGCATCGTCATCATCTAGGAGAGGAGCAACACGATCGAACTCAGACTTATCGTAGTTCCAGTAACCATCCTTCTTCACGATTTTGATCTTGAAGTTTGCACCTTGCCAGAAGTCAAAAGGATTGATTGGATCTTCATCATCAAACTCAGGTTGCATAGCGTTCAGAATCTTATCAAAGATCTTCTTACCATACTTGAAGAGGAAAACTTTACCCTCGTTTTGAGGATTTGCAGGATCCTTTACAACGTAGATATTAGAATAGTAAGACAGTTTACGCTTTTGTTTACGAACAGTGTCTTTATCCTTTTCATTACCACTGTTCCACAGACCACGATTGTACTCGGAAATAGGATCTTTTTGACCAACAGTAGTAAGACTGTTTTCAATATACCATCCACCAGGACCTTGGAAAGCATGTGAATACATCTTTACCCAAGGAACATCTTCACCATCAGGAGCGGGTAGAAAACGAATGACTGCAGAACCCACACCAGTTTTATCCATCTCTGGTTTCCAAAGGCGATCATCTGCACCACCAGAAGTGGTATTCATTTTCTCCACTTGCTTCACAAGTTTCTCAGTGAGTGAACCAAGTGAAGATTGTTTTTTAAGATTTGCAAAATTAGACATTTGTACCTCGTATTCGTTGAGATTTGGCCTTTGTGTACTTCGTTATTCTACAGGTCGGAACCCGTTTTGTCAATCTGGTTCTTCATCACATCAAGCATCTTGGTCATATTGCCAAAGATGATATTCATATCAACATTGGAAGGAAGACCCATCATTGAAGCAGATTCAGTAATACGTTTTTTCATTTCCTTTGCTTCAGGATCATCAGAAAGACTCAAACGTGTATAGAGAATCTGCTGTTTGTTCAAAAGTTTTTCAAGAAGATTAACGTGTTGAATCTTATCTTCTTTTGTCATTGATGGAAACTTAAAGACGCTTCCATAAATTTCTTCTTGTAGTTCAGAAATTTCAGTCATCTCTGCGCGAACGACTTCAGAATCAAAGAAACTCATTGTTCTCCTAGAATTACTTCTTTTAAAATTCGTTTATAACGAAATACATCAATATTTAGAAATGGATTATATTTTTTAATCCGACGACTGACGGTTTGCCACACCGGGTCTTGAAGTTTTTTATCAAAGTTCTTTGAGTATGCAAAGATTTTATCAAAAAGAACCATTGTTTCTAATGATACTTTACCACTCAAATATTTTTTCAAAAGAACAGGATGTCCTTTTGAACATTTAAAGACATCCTCAAATTTATTTTCTTCAAACAAAGATTGACTTTCTTCTTTAAAGACGTATGAAAGTGATTGTACTTTTTTCTGCCAGTTTTGATATCTTGATTCACCCTCTTTGATCATTTCACCAATCCAAAGAGATTCTGGATCATTGCAAGATACAAAGTTAGCAACAAAGAAATCTATAACTTCTTGATCTGTTTTTTGTCTTGAGATCTTTTCAAACCACATTCTATCTTTTCGTTTATAAAAAGATTGAATAGTTGCTTTTGATCTACCACAATATTTGAAGTAATCATAACTGTCTTTTGTGAAATGATTTTTTAAAGACAGATAACATTTATAAGAATCAAATGGCATCATTAAAAGACTAACTTAGCACGGGAAGTTTTTTTAAGAAAGTTAAGTTCCATTGCCTCATACTTAATCTTCTCTTTCAAAGGTTTAGAAATGAGTTTTGGAACCGATTCCAAATCTATATTGTTCTGCTCACAAAAATAAATGATTGCATCAATATAATTCATTTCGATATTAATTTGCACAAGATTTTCAATTTCTTGTGCAAATCGTGATGGGCAGAAGAACTTACTTTCTAATACTTTTTCTAATTCATTCTCCATTTGACCCAGTATTGTGATGTACAAATTCTTTAATGTAGCGAACTAGTAATCTAATATAATCTGCTTTGTTTCTTTTGTCAAATACTTTAACTTCACCACCAGGAGTTACCATAATAGTGATTAATTTAACAGGAGGAATATTAGTGAGTTCATAATATGCCGCAGCATAAAAAGTTTCTTGAACAAAATAATTTTCGATCCATTCTTCTGGTTTGATTTTTTCAGAAGTCTTAAAGTCAATAACTGCTAACTCTCCCTCATACTCAGCAATACAATCTACTCGTCCAGCAAGTCCAAGATATTCGGAGTAAAGAGTTCTTTCAATCGCGTGAATATTATTTATCTTATCAAGATAAGGTTTTGCATGATGAAACATAATCTTTGTCATTGGTTGGTAATCATTCCAATCCAATTCTTTGTTTTCCAAGTAGTCCTGACAGACTTGGTGAAAATCAGTACCTCTTGCAGTTGCTCTTTTAGTAATGCGATTTGCTTCTTCAAGACCAACTCTTTTTCTCCATTTAACGAAGACTTCTCGATTATAAAAACTTGTAACAGAAGTAATAGAGGGCACCCATTTTCCATTAGGAAGATTATAGAGACGGATGCTCTCTGTTGTTTTGCATTCTAATTCAATGTCACCCAGATAATTATGATGAATAAAACTCATACACCAACTTCCATTTTAGCGAGAATATATTCCTTCACAAATCCAGAGCGAACAATATCATCAACTTCAAATTCAATAATGTCGATTGAAGGCATAACACGAAGAATTTTCATAAAATCAACAATTCCATTCTTTTCATTAGTTTTAATAAGATCACTTTGGGTAGCATCGCCACAGAAACAAATCTTACTGTTTTCACCTACGCGAGTAATGATACTATCAAGTTCATGAAAGTTTAAGTTTTGGAATTCATCAACAATAATGATTGCATTATCAAGAGTTGTACCACGAATAAAAGAAGTGCTCCAAAAACTAATCGTTCCTTGAGTTTTAAGATTGCCATAAAGCATTTCAAATGATGCATCATCTGGCATCTGGAACATATACTTTACCATGTTTTTATAGGGAATTTGGTAAAGAGAAGACTTATCTTCATGGTCTCCAGGAAGGAAACCAATTTCGCGAGTAGCAACAAGAGACCTTACGATATAGATTTTTTCATAAGGACTTCTTTCATCTAAAACATCTTGAAGAGCATTATATAGAGTGATGAATGTTTTACCGGTTCCTGCACATCCATATGCAACGATGTTTTGATTTTTTTCATATGCCTTATACAAAAGTTTTTGATTGTCTGTGAGTGGTTCAATTTCTCTCATCAAATCAGAACCAATTGGTTTTTTGCGTTTCATTTGCTTTGCAGTCATTCCAACGCCAATCGGTTGATCCTCTGCCCTTCTTCTTCTTGCCATAAAATGATTAAATTGGTTTTACTTTTGATCCTGGTGC